CACCCACGAGGTAAGCAGTCATATCTGTGCTTCCTACAACTGGGATCTTGTACTGCGGTGTAGGCATATTGATCCGACGATGCAATGCTGCCACTTTTAGTTGAAGCCGGATGATGTCGATCAGGTCAGTAGAAAATCCAAGCGGAATCCAGTCTGAACCGTAGGCTTCAGTTCCAGTGTAAGGAACTGTTGCTCTGCCGGTTGAATCAAAATGGTCGTCAGCCTTCATGAGCGGATGCGCACGAAGCTGCTTATATAGCTTGAGGTCTTCAGGACGTGTGTCTAACATCTGTGACAGAAGAAGAACGTCATCATTCATGCGTTGGAATGATTTCACGACTGGGTCATCGGTAGGATAACTCAGCATTGCTTCGATGCCGATGTTTGGTGTAGGAGCTGCGTTTCTCGCATCTCTTGCATCTTTAACATCAAAGCGCCCCTTTCTGTCTCCGGGGTTCGCCTTTTTAAGTTCAGTCATTACGTCGCCAAGGATCTTCTCGACTTTGTCGTTGTCTTTCTTAGCGGAGTAATCGCTAACCAACTGGCTAATCAGTGATTTCGCCTTATCCAGATTCTCGTTAGCCATTAGGTTTCACCCCCTTGATTATTTTGTTCCTCGGTTTTTTCAGTTGCCTCAGTCTTTTCGACAATGGCATCCAAACCCAGGGCAGGCCGCAGTGAGTCGAGCAGCTCAGCAAAGCTCTTGATAACGTCTGACTGTACGTCAAACTTCTCGTCGAGTTGGGTGAGGCGCTCGGTGATCATTGTTTCAGCTAAACCTTTCACAGTCTCTGTGACAGAGTCCGAGAGAGTTTGTGAGAGGTCGGTCATACTCTTTTCGAGAGAAGTCAGCTTATCTTCTTGTGCCGATAAGCGACTCTTCAAGCCTTCCATTGCTGGATTGTAGCCTTCGATATCCAGATCTGTTTCTGCTGGTTGTGGTTGTGGGTACTTCTCATCACCAGTAGCTTCAGCCTGGGCTTCAGCCTTAATCCGTTTTGCAACGGCGAGTAACCGTGCATCCACATGCGGCATATCTTGGAGGGCGGCGATTAGCTTATCACATAAACTTGAAATAAGCTTCATCCTTTCTGCGGATTTCACCGTATCTTGGTCCATAGTTTTAGTAGACCCTCCTGTTTGTGGAGTTTTTTCCTCAGCCTTCTCGGGGTTTCCCCGAGACTGAGATTCTTTACGTATTGTTTCTAAAGCTTTAGAAAGATAATAATGTAACGTCCGTGCGTGTGGATTAGCTGGGACGGATACGAGAGAGATTTCAAAGACGCGAAAACCCTTGATTACGGTTATATACCGGTCATGGCTCTTATCAAATTGCTCAGAATAGTCAGTTACAGTTCCCCGGAAACTAAACTTGGAAATAATACCTTCAGTGATCTTATTCCAAATCTCATCCTCCGAAGAGGAAATTTGAACTTTTACAAAAAGTCCTGTTCCTTCTGGCCGCGCCTCGAGAACTTTACCAATTGGCCGATCAGGATCGTGGTTGTACAGTACGGTTGTATAAGATAGTAAATCTTTCGAAGCACCATCCAAAGCCTCTTTGGTGATGATTTCGTACTGTGAGTCCACGACGTCCGCAACAGCCGCATAGCCAGTTACGATGCGTTTTAGTTCGCCATCTGTTTCTCCAATAGTATCCTGAGCTTTTTTGATGTCGAAAATCGCATCTTCGAAGGTCAACCCTTTATCTCCTAATACCACGGCAGGTTCTGTCATTTCATATCCTCCAAAGATAGACTCGTAATTTATTTTGTCACAGTCAGGTATAAAAAGAAACGTAACGTCCCATTAAGATGGGGCATCTTGAACGTTCTCGACAGGACCACCTACGCTGGCTGTTTCTTTAAGAGTCCAGATATTTGTATTTCCGTCCTGTTCTAGTAGAAAAAGCCCCTTCCACTCTGGGGTTTTAACCTGGAACTTCTTTAAACCAGGTTGATCGAAGTACATTAAAGCCTTCCCCTTTTGTAGTCGTTCGATAGTCACGGGGATTTTTTTATTCGGGTTTAATAAAGTACCAGGCGGTTGTTCTCCAACTTTATCCATTAAAGATTTATCTTGAACCTTTATTAATACTCCAGTTGCATGACCACTTCGTGGATCTTGATTGAAGGCAAACAGATAAGCTTCGTCGCCCATATCAAACCAGAGATCATACATCTCAGCACTATAACCAACTCTTACAACAATCGGACCTCTCCAAGTTCTACGGTTTAGAAGAAAGGGCCTATCTAACCCCTCCTTCTGAATCATCTCTTTTTCTTCAGACATTGTATCTTTGAAGACTTCTCCGTAGTTAATCTCAACCTGTTTCTTGGTAATAGCATCGACTAACTCTTGCCTGATCTTTAAAGCAATAGCAGGATCATGCATTGTCCAGTACTGATACTCTTTGGGAATTTGGTGGCGAATTGATTTCGGAAGTGCAGAAGCTCCGAAGGGTGTCATTCTTTCCATCTTCACCGCACGTCGAGATAATACATAGGGAATTGCATCATTGGGTTTAATGAGCAACCACATAGTAGGAGTGCGGATTGAAGCAGGTTCAGAAGGAGGTAGAACATCTTTGTGCACGATTAATTGACCCTCGTAATCTGGGGTCAAAAATTCAGGCAAGAAAATTTCGCCGTAGTCACAAATAATTGAACCCCCAATAAGTTCAAATTCGGAGATAGGGTTTGATGTTTCAAACGACCATTGTAGGAATTTAGAAATGGGGACTAAACTCTTGCCATCTGCGGCGGGGTCGCCAATATCTGAAGATAATTGGCGGAATAGGAGTCTTTGTCCCCCGTTCTTCCAGGTCGGGCAGTGGAAGAAGTACTCGTGAAAATATCCATTCCTGAAACCATACTCGACGGTTCCATTCGCTACAATTACAAATACTCCTGGAAACTCTTTGGTTGAACCTACTCCACCAGGATTCACCACCCCTTGAAAAGTAAGCCACTGAAGGGGTTCAGGTTCTTTCAATTCAACAACAATGGAAGTAGCTGGCTTTAATCCCCCACGAGTCTGTCTCGGTTGAAACTCTCCAGTGTGGGCGTTGAACTTCCAAAGCTCCTTGTTGGTGATTTCATCCTTCGCTTGCTGATGAGTTGTGACTTCTGGTGCTTTTCCAGGCATTTGAATATTGAGAGTATACCCAAGAAGGTATTGTTGATTCGTGTGTTCCATTCGCAAATCGCCATGAACAGTCTTACCTCTCCAATGATTGTGGATAATGAACTTATACTCTTTATCTTCATCAGGATACTGCTCAAAAATACTGATTTGCTTGACGAGTTCAAATGGGATAACGTCTTGAGACTTGTATCGTAAGAGTGTTGAATCCATTCCAATCTTCATTATTGTTGAAATCGTATCGGGAAGTTCTTTGGGGTTTGCTACCGTACGATTTTCATAAACTTTTGGTTCATACAAAGTGATCCGAATCTTTCCCTCGGGATTCTTTGTTACAAATAGATTATGGAATTGTACTGTTACGACATCCCCAACCTTCGCGGCAACGTTGGTATTGAAGGAATCAGCTACCGGCATTGCTTTCTTGCCTTTAAAGTCGATTATAACACTTGGATCACAATCTTCCTCTTCCGCGGGGAGGACTTCAAGAGCCACTTTATATTGAAAAGTGTTTTGAGCACCCCGGATGAGGCGTTTATCAATGACCCAGAAATGGCCCTCCGCGTACTTTTTAAACTTCACCATATCAGTAGTACGCCCATCCAATTCAAACTTATATCCATCCCAACGTTTAATCATCGCACCTTCAAGATATTCAAATCTAACTAAGGTGCGAATGACCCTACGGACTTCTTCGTCCGTCTTACAAATATTTGTAGGGACGAGATTGAATCCAGGAGATGGGGCGGTGAAGACAGACTGTCTAATTTTAAAGTTTTTTTCGAGAATATCATATCTCGCGGAGTAATCTTCTTTGTGGAGATCTTTACCATCAAACCAAATACAGTCATATATGTTCCAAACATATTCTTTATCGTTGGTTGGATTCTTACTGTGGAGTTCTCCAGCTACAAATTCACGACCTTGATGTACTTTCTTTCCACCCACTGAGACCCACTTCTCGATCTCCCCCAAAAGGATATAACAAATCTTTGGAAATTGACTCTTCGCTTGTTGAATTAAGTGGGGAATTCGTTCAGTAATATCGGAACCATCTTCAGTGAATGCGAAGAAATTTCCATCCATATCTCTTTGTAGAAAACAAGAATTTCCATCATACTTACCTTGAATTGCAACTTCAAGATGGTCCTGTCCGACCTTAAGAGCCCAACCGTGGATGTACTCAATAAGCTGTTGTTCCGAAAAGACTTCAGCCTCTCGGTAAGATGTAACTGAAAGTGTGGTCTTCGGGGGATAAACAAAATAGCCGGGGCCGAGTAACTTATCAGCTTTCGCTTGACGTTGTGCGTCAATTATATTTTCTTTACGGTCCTTCATTTATCCTCCCCCTTAACGAGGTGTAATGAATAAACTCCTACATAACTCGTGTAAGGTCCTAAACCTTCATCTCTTAATTTTGAGAAACGACTTTTCAGTCGTTCTGGGAATTGATTAACGAACGTGCCAAAGACCTTATCTTCTAGCGGAGCTTCGAGCCCACCCCGTAAAAGAACGTCAATATCGTTTTTAGATGCGCCCTGAGTTACAACACCACCTACAAGATAAAGATAGGGTTTTACCAAGCACAAATCTCCAAATTGAAGACTCAATTGTACCGTCCAAAGTGGTTCAAGTTTTTTAAGACAAAGGTCATAGGATACGTTGACGCTCTCAATTTCATCCATTTTAGCGGCTCTAAAAGCACTCCACTCTTCCCGGGGGAATTGACGAAGGATTCGGAAGTACATAACTTTAATTAACTGCCGTCCGCCCACATCCGAAAGATAGATCAATTTCTTTTCGGAGTCAACTAATACAATCTGTTTTTCAATTGTAATTTCTTTTGGAACGTTTTGGACCACCTCTTCGATAAATACCCAATTGCCAACTTCCTCTCCAGATGGGTACATATTGGGGGAGCCTAGTGCTCGGCCCAATGGCTGATCTAGAGAATCCCAGTTTGTGGGATGCTCTATTCCACGCTTCTCTAATTCTCGAATAATTAGCTTGTGCCAATTCCACAACTGCTCTTGTTGAGTAATCGAGACATCTTTAGAATGGATGACCTCCCAAACAGAGTGTACTTGGTTGTGCATACGGATTAATTCAAGCTTGGACATATCTCCAAGACGACTAGGTATACTCTTGGTGAACACTTCAAGGAAAGCGGAAATTTCGGGAGCTGAGCGTTTGTCTAACTCGTCATTGACTTTAAATCGTAGACCCCTCCGAATCATTTCAAAAACAATTAGACGGTGTCTGGATACAATGTTTTGAAATCTGGGGTCATCGAAATTTTGAGCTTTTATGAAGGGTGCGGCTAGTTGATGCATCCGCCAGTGAAGTGCAAGCACTTCACGATCCGAAGCTTGCCGAATCGATTCGGGGGTAATCTGATTTAATTTCATTTTTTCTTTCCAGCCCCTTTTGCACCTTTAAATGCGCTAACGGTTGTAGATGGTTTTGGGGTCGCAGGAGCTCGGGGTCCGCTATAACTAGGAGTTGGTCCACTGCCTCCGGATTCATCTCCACCTTGGCCCGTTGCATCTTGACCTCCTGAATCATCACTCTCGGCCTCACCTGTTGTTGCATCTCCGCCTAAACCTGAAATATCAAGGTTTGGATCTTCTTCTTGATCTTTCGGTAGAGGAGGGAGGCCTAGAAGTGCTCTAGCTTCATCCATCGTAACCAGCTTAGCTTTGACCAACCGCTCAACAATACGAGAGTTAGCAGAAAGCTTGATGATGTTGATCGGCGCGACTGAAGTATCGAAGGCGCCCATCACGAAGTTATCTTGGGGTTTGATAATTTGCATATCAATGGCTTCCCCAACTTTCCTTAACTTGGGTGCAATAGTGCTGTCATAGAAAATACTTTGAGCTACACGTGCCGTGGAGTAATTAGCAACGTCAGGAACTCCCGCTAAAACGGGTGGCACGCCAGTTCCGACGAAGAGAGCATCACGAACAATCTTCCTCATTTCAATAAAGGAAGCGTCGCGTGGAGTCATTGCGATGGAATCAAATTTCATACCGTCGTCTAAAACAGCAATCTTAAACGAACGTTTGTGTCCTTGGTGTCTAGATTCCCAACGATTCTGAAGCGAGTTGAAAGCGTTATCTGAAAGGGGGCGGGGAGTTGAGATAACACCGCTTGGAGTTGCATCGTTAAGAAAGAATCTAGCATTGTATTCCTTCGCGTATGAATCAAGAATTACTTGATCCCAAATAGCTTGAATACTTCCAATGCCCCAATACTGATTTAGAGGATTGGCGTATTTAAAATGAACAATCTCACCCGGATCATATCTGATGACTTGCCCGTTTACATGATATTCATAACCTCGAATGAAGTACTCCTCGTCGGGGAGGATGTGCACCTTTGCGGGATCGAGGAAATAAATTTCCTTAACCATACCATACTCATTGTAAACGATTTCCCAAAACGCATTTCCAACTAACTCCAAACAAATAAAGGTAGACTCCAAAAGATCTGTAAAAGTCATCCAATTATTTGGTTGAACGAATACGTCTTGAAGAAAGTGATTGGGGTCAATTATTTGTTTTGATCTGCGGGTGAAAAGACGAAACGGGACTGAGGCTGCGGTGCTTGCGATAAGATATACTGCGGAATAAACCCACGCGTTGGTAACATAGGTTGAGAGTAACATTTTAAAATCAGTTGGAGGACTATAATACTCCCATTGAAGGTCTCGAGTTTGACGTGATTGATTACGTTGTTCTGCGCTGGACTCTGCGGGAGAAATAATCCGTTTCTTTTCAACTGGTTGGAGATGCTTTACTAAATCTAAAAGAACACCCACGAGGCCCCCCTGTCAACCACTGTAGACTTCATTCGAAAATTTGTCTACATGGCACGCGGTTTGCAACTTACATGGTCAAGAATCGGAGACGGGGCTCTCGTTGGATTCCCTTTAAAGCAAGATACAACGCATCGATTAAGTCTGCGGAGGTTTGGGGGAAGTTGCAAATCTCTTCAATTAGTTCACGATGTAGGTTTTCCTTAAAGAAAAGTCTACCGTTTTGAATCAAAGAAACAATAAAATCGTAGCGCCCCTCTTTTGACCCTCCGGTTTGGACTCGATAAATTGGAAGCGGGATTTCTACTTCATTCAAATATTCATGGAAATATGTTTGAACTGCATATGCTTCCACCTGAATCGAGTGCATACTGGGATAAATTTGATAACGGTCGATGATCATATCTCGCTGATCTGCCATGCGTAAGCTCTTACGTTTAATGGCATCAATGACATAAGACTTCCTGGATTGTGAGTCAGTCCCAACAATAACAATTGCAAATGAGCTGTGATGAGATGTTTTATCTGTACCAGGTGCGGCAAGATCTACACCCATAACAATATCGAGTTTATCGGTGTTGACATCATCAGTATCGTAGTAACTATCATCAAAGAATGACCAGTCTAAAAGTCCAGTCCCTCCAAACTCAGGATCATTTTGATATTGGAGTTTAAAGACGTCGACGCCGTAAGTAGCTTCAATACTTTGTAGTTCGGTTAGTGGAAACGCTTCTTCCCAGAAAGAGGTTCCGTCTGGGTTAATAGCCGGTTGGATACTACTTAGCCAGTTACCTTTTCCGTCTTTTTCGAAATCGAGTACTCGGTGATACAAATCTTCGGGGTGATATAGGGTCCCAATGATGTGTGCTTGAGTATACTGAGCTACGCTGAGTGTTTGCATTGCGACAAATCTAAACCAATCCCAAATCCTTTTTCTAAGGATGGGGGATGCTTGACAGTCTGTATCAACTACGTCGTCGAAGATGAGAATATCAAAGTGGCGCCCAGCAAGTGTTGTACCAACTCCCATAGCTGTGAATGTTGCTTCAGAACTGGAGAGAGGGCGAATAAGGGTAACTTCGTTGTTATTCCATTTAGGCGCTTGAGCTGGATTGATTAAGTCAGGCCAGACCATCCGGATCCGCTGGTTGCTTTCAAGAACGTGCTTAATCTGAGAGACGAAACTGGACGACAGCAGCGACGATTTAGATACAATTCCAATTCGTATATTTGGATCTCGTAGAGCACGCCATATGCTATAATGCTTATCAAGAATTGTTGAATTGTGGGTGATAAGCCCGTTAGCAATATAATTTCCTTCACGGGTTGCGAGGTCGAGGGTTGTGATTTCTTTTTTATTGACTTGCTTAACAGTTTGAAGAAAGAAGGGAAATCGGAACATAAAGGCAAAGCGTCTAATGTTTGGGGCATACTGTAGGTATTCACTGACGAACTCTTGGGCTTTTCTGGTACGATTTTGGAATCCATTTCTACCTTTAATCTTTGCATGTAGTTTTATTAATGGTGGAGTAAACGCGCTGTTATTAAGTTCTAATAGCGTTAGATCAGCTAAATTCTCTATCTGATTTTCAGTATAGGGAAGAGGTTGGGAATTATCTTTTAGAAAGTTATAAAACTGCTTCCGTAGTTCTGGGCTACGATGAAGCAGAGTTGATCCCACCCTCTTCAAAGGTAAACCTAAATTAAGAAACCAAATCTGAACTTCCTTAGCTTGCTCCTCCGTAAACTTTACATGTTGATTGTACCACCAAAAAGCTTTCGCAATCTCCTTTGCGGCCTCTTTTGTACACTGACGTAAAAATAGCGGAAGGAATTGACCCTCGGTTTTGGTGCTCAAAAATTCTTCAACTTGAGGTGGTAAACTGCTCCAATCTCGATGCCCGAAAAACTTCCATAGTGGAGTTGCCACTTTCTTACGGAAAGTTCGTTGTCGCCATATGATTCCCCAGCGAGACGACCCCGCGGCCCAAAAGAAAGAGAGGAATTGGAACCAAAGGCCTCTTGGGACATTGTAAGGATTACTATCGGAGTTTGCATACGAGTGCCATCCACATTTAAAAAGGATTTGACTTCCGGGCCTGAGACGCTCCGCTTTTTTAAATCTTAGATAGTGATCATCCCAAACAAAGATTCCATGCGCAGGTCCGCAAGATAAAGTGAAACCATCTTCGGTTTCAATCTCAAGACCCGCCTCACGCCCATTACAGAATGCTTGAGTGGCTTCAGTGATACCTAGACACGAATTAACGTTGGATTGAATCTCGGCGGTATAGGGAAGATCAGAGGAGGGGAGAAGCTCGTGAAGATAAGAAAGACCCTCGGCAGTTGGAATTAAACTATCACTGGCGACACATTTCCAACTTGCGCGAGGGCCTAGGACTAGTGTACGTTGATTGGCTTGTTGAAACTCAAACCACTTCTTGTGAAAGGGTTGTAGAACAGTATCCAGAAATACAGCGTTGAAGAAGTCAAAACGTTCTTCTGCCATTTTTCTGAGAAGCTCACATTCAGCTCTCGATAATTTCTTAAGTCCAAATGGAGTCGTCACTATTTAGTCGTATCAGGTAGTTTCCATGTCGGATGATCTTTATGAAAGTATCTCTTATAAAGGATTGCCATCCGAGTGTTCATAAGTTCAATCTTACGTCTTAACTCCTTGTTTTCAATCGCGAGAGCCTTAGAGCTGGCTGGAGAAAAGCAAGTCCAGATAATGCCTCTCATGTTCATAGGTTTGACTTCAAGGCGTTGCTCTTCTGGAATTACTTCAGTTTGAAACCATTCTTCATTTAGAATTGGTTCCTCCTTTACCGCTACCTGTACTTGGGGTTGAATCTGGGGAGCTACTGTGCACCCCGCGATTAGACCAATAATCAACCAACTCAGCACCACTGTTTGGAATGTCCTTTTCTTCTTGATCATATTTTGCATCCACCTTAGCTTCGATTTCCTTCCGCTGTTCCTCAAGAGCCCTATTCTCCTCTTCCTGTTTTTTAGACAACTCCGCCTTCTGTGATAACAAGGCACGTATCAAGTCTGCGATTTTAAGAATCCAATTCCACATTTGCAACCTCCGTCAACTTCCTCGACAAGTTCGTGCTGTTGTAAGACATCGAGGACTTCTGCAGTTCTACAATCAATATTGACAGATTGTAAGATATAGTACGGGAGATCGTGTGAAGACAGTAAGCCTAAAATCATATAGTGCATCATCATTGCATTGAAGGTTAGAGGATTACGCACACCATCAGGGACAACAGGAAACTTTCCGGAGGGAACTACAATGAAAAGTTTATACCTCCGTTTCGCGTACTCCACGCTCTCTCTTTGAAATCCTTTTAGCCACTCTTGAGATTTTGGATCGCGACCACAACAAGCGAGAGTATATGCATAACTATCAATTGAGCTTCGATCGGCTAGAAAGCAACGGTGTTTAGATTCTTCTCTTTCTCGTTCTTGTTGAAGCGTAGCTTGAAATTTAGCGGTTAGTCCAAAGTCACACCCATAAGCTGGGGGAGTTTCGAGTTCCATTGTTTTTAATGTCCCACGAACAATCTCTCCAACAATGGGAACGCCTAGTTGGGAGCGAAGCTTGTGACGCAGAGTACTCTTACCACTAGACTCAGCCCCTACGAGGGCTACTCCACCCTCCCATTTCCAAGTCGGAATGAACATTTGTTCTCCTAATTAGTTTCAGTTGATAGTTTCATAAGATCACCAACAATATCAGCTCCAGAAGTCCGATCCTCTTTTTCAACTTTATGCATAAACTGATCAATCAAGTTGTGGAGATCCATTCTGCCGGTGATCTTTTGTGTTTGGGAAATCTCAAACTCTCCACCCTCATCACCCGCTCCATATATTTTCTTGAGATCGAGGATGAGTTTGAAAGTCTCGAGAAGTTCTCGCCAGGTTCTAGGTTTGAGCCCTTGAGGTGACGTTAGAGAGTCTGCACAAATAGTTTCGAGGACTGCAATCATTTGATGTGCGGTAAGCTTTGGTTGTAATGCTTGCTGGACTTGGTCGATGATTACTTGAGGGACTTGAACTTGAAGTTTCTTTTTAAAGGGAACCCAACCATGAAATCCACAAGTACACTTACACCTTTCGGATTTCCAATATCGTAACGTGTTAGGGCTGATCGCGAGTTGGGAGGCAATCTCCTCGAGAGTGAGACCTTGAGTGTATAGCTCGAACGCTTGTTTATGTTGTTCTAAGTCTTTACTCGACACGATTACTTCTCAGCCTTTGTTCTCAACGCCTGGAGAGCCGATCTCATAGCCCCTCCAAAGTACCAAGTTCCGATTCCAGCGAGAAAGCCGGTGAGGTTTCCAATGACGAGAAACATTACGTTTTCTTTGTCGGTGGCAATTTCCACGAAGTGGCCTAGCATCCAAAGAATATAGGCTACCGCTCCAATACCTAAAAGATTACGAGCGAGTTCACGAATAACTTCAATCGCAACCGTTGCCTTAGAACCAATGGGGGGATCGGGCATGACTTCTCCTACGGGTACTTCTTCAAGTACAGGTTGACCATTAGCCATGTTAATTTCCTTTAGGGGTGTGCTTATTAGCTTCTATCGCACGTAGCTGTCTCTCAGCCTCCCTTTTTGTTTTGTGACGCCCCAGCACTCTTCCAGTTGATGTGGCACGCACAACCCATTCACTTCCTTCCTTTGCTACCTTCTTTTCAATATTGTCACTCATATCTCCCTCCCGTTCATTACTCAGCTTCAATTAATAAATCTTCAGGATCGACTAAGTTAATAATCTCATTTACCCACTCGTCAATCTCACTTTGGTGATCTCCGTAGTACTCCTTGAAGCTCCCAGCTTGAAACTTCTCACCATCTAGTGTAGTGTACCATCCACCCTTCTTCGAAAGTTTTCCACCCAAAACGAGAATATCGAGAATGGGGGTGATTCCGTCGACTCCTGAATCGAACTTGATAAAAAATTTGCAAGAACGAAAAGGTGGGGCGATTTTGTTTCGAATGACTCTCGCAAGCACTTCAATTCCAACCACCTGATCCCCTTGCTTGATGTTCTTGAAACGATTAAGCTGGATAATTAAAGAAGAGTAGAGAGTGGTAGGAATCTTGCCTATCCAGGTAAGAGGACTTCCGTACCCCATTGTTGCGATTTTAACTCTTGGCTGGTGTACAAGAAGCAACGCAGTCCGGCTTCCTGCGATTTTGTTGACCAATCGTCTAAATGCAAAGCTGAGGTACCGTGAATGAAAACCTGGCTGAGGCATAGCATCAGGTTTAACTGTAAGATCGCTTTCACTAGCCAATGCTGAAACTGTATCGATTGCGATACACAAAAGAGCATCTTTGTTTACCTTATTTCGTTTTGCAATCATCTCCTCAATAAGAGGAACGGTATCTTCAAGTTGTAATCCTTGGAATAAGATTAGCTTCTCTATATCCAAACCTACAACTTGAGCTCGTGACTTTTCAAGTACAATCTCGGAGTCACTTAAAACCGCGATCCCACCCATCTTCTGTGTTTGCGCGAGAATTGAGTAGGTAAGTGAACTTTTCCCAACTCCTGGATCCCCGACCAGTCCAGTCGTACGACCCACAGGAATCCCTGGTCTGCCAATCGCCAGATCAAGAGTGGGAACACCTGTTGGGATAAACTCACGAATATTTGAATGGCACTCGGGAGAATCAAAATCAACCTCGGTAAAGACAGGATCTTTCTTTTTAGCTTTCTTGTCCTTGTCCTTGTCTTTCTCCTCTCCTTCTTTCTTTTCAACAACGTCAGCCATAAAAACCCCATGAAGGGGGGCCCATGGGCCCCCCTAATTGAATTAGCCTACTTCGTCTAAACCAACAGCTGGAGCTTTTGAAACAGCTGCCATTAAGTTAGCCATTGAAGCTTTAATGTCCTCAGGACTTGAACCTTTAGATGCCTCTACTGCAGGAGCTGAGGTCACGCTAGGCGCTAAAGAACCAGGGGTCTTGATGAATCCTGCATCACGCATTGCTTTGATAAGCTCTGGGGGGTACATAGCCATTTGCTCTTCATATGAGCGGCGTTGCTCTTGAGCAATCTTTTCTAGATCGTGACGTTGATCTAGGAGATCTTCTGAGGCGATGGCACTTGCAGTACGATCTAATCGTACGAAGTACTTATTACCCGGTTGCTTGTTGATGATGACGTTAACTCCATTCTCGGTGTTTAAGAATGAATCTTCTCCACTCAAGAATAATTGGAACAGTTGTTGGAAGGTGGTGTAGCTCAAAGGTAGGATTTTAACAGTCGGAATATCTGCCTTTGGATGATACGCGTTAACCCAATAAATACGACTCGGCCTTAAGGCCTTAGCGTATTCCTGATCTTGAGGTGCCGAGGAAAGTTTCATGAAGTTCATCACGTCGCAGATGAAACAAGGAGTTGGAGGATTCTCCTGGGCGTTGCACGCCGTAACTCCTTTCTTATCAAATCCACCAACGCGGAAGTGATTCTGCACTTCCCGGAACCAAAGTTTACCCTGAATGATTGATGGGAGAACTCTTGTAACGTTCGTCTCATCAGTTAAACGCATGAAGCGTTTTTCCATTGAAGAGCGGACCTCGATCAACTTACGGTAAGAGTCGGGATCCAGTTGTCCTTTGAGCATGTCGAGCAATTCAGTAGTCATTTCAAATTCCTCCGATTAAATTAGAAAGGTATTGGGGTTGGAAGTCCCTTAAGGGACTCTAAAATGTTGCCAGTTGCACTTGTAGAATCAGAACGGATGAGAGAAGTTTCGTTCTTCTTTGGATCGTACATGTATCGATCGAAGACAATTAAAGTAGTTCTATCTATAAGTCCCTTCGAAGCTGAAGCCTTAACATAAGTCACACTCTTACCATCCGGACAATGATATGTACCTACTAGAGACATTCCAGTTCCACATCCAAGCAGGATGCAAAAGGGTAAAAAGGAGAGAAGTTTTATTTTAGTATTCAAATCGTTCCGAATCCATTTGTCGACGTTTAGATGCTGTAAGATTTACGAGTGCGTCTTTCTTGTACCACATTCCAGTTACCGCGGATTGAATCATATCAACGACAAGGATAGTCATCGACAGGTGTTCATTTAAAAGGGAGTATTCAGGCATACTTTCTAGCGCGGTGTCTAGAAGTTTAGATGAGACGTAGTTCGATTTTTTAACGAGTTCGATGAGACGGGGAACCGAAGTCAATTTCATTTGTCTCTCAATTGAACGTTTCAAAAATTCAAGTTCTGCTTTCATGCTCAGCCAATATTGAATCTGGCCGGGTAACATTTCAAAGTCGGCGTTTGCGTCTTGTATCTTTACAACTGCTGCAAGATCCCGCTGTAAGCCTTCAATTAGAATTTGAAAGAGTTCTTGCTTTTCGAAACATTCTTTAAGCTGATTAAGCATCGGGTCCACCTTCAAGCAAAAATTTTTTACTTTGTTTCAACCGCACCTAGAATAATGGTCTTACAGGAGTAGCTGTTCTGGCAACATAGACAATCAAGTTTATCAAGAACTACGCGATAGAATGAACCTCCTACTTTACAGGACATCAGAAAACAAGTCGGTGGGGGAAGAGTCTCTTGATTGTGTTTCCGCCCACAAAAAGGACAAGACCAACTGATTACTTTCCGTAAAGACTTCTCTGTTGAGTATCCTTTATAGAACTGAAGATTTGGCACCGGATCTTAAAATCGACATTGCGGCTTGACTTGCAGTCTCCCAGCCGCCTTCATATTGAACGGGATCAACGACTTGATTCAACATAAAACCTTCAATACGTTCAACGCAGCTCCCACACTTTCCACACGCTAACTCTTTACCCTCATAGCATGTCCAAGTCAATTGATATGGTACTTTCATCTCAAGCCCCGCTTGGATGATTTGAACCTTAGTACCAAAGAGAAAGGGAGCCCAAACTTTTACGGGAAAGTAATGAAAGAGGCTGAGCACTTTATTCATCGCATCAACATACTCCCCTCTGCAATCCGGATAGATTGCATGGTCTCCTGCATGCGCTGCAAAGGAAACATGAGAATACCCTAGACTTGCCGCATGTCCGGCCGCGATACTTAAAAGGATGGTGTTCCTTCCAGGGACAACTGTTGCTTGCATGGACTTCTCTTCGTAGTGTCCTTTCGGAACGTCAACTTCATCTGACGTAAGGGAAGAACCTTGAAGAAGGGGATTGATCATGGTGATATCAACAACCTTATTCGGAACTTTATAGAAGTCCGAAACAGTCTTCGCGGACTCGATTTCCCGCTTATGTCGTTGATTGTAATTAAACGTAAGAGTTCTAACTTTTTGAAATCGCTGGACAGCTTCAGCCAACAGAGTAGTACTATCCATTCCTCCCGAAAGAAGAACGATGCAAGATTCATTACCAGCCATATTCTACCTCATTAAAATTAAGATTGGATACTTAGAATTTGTCTCTTCCATCGTTACCTTTCACATAAGTCCCTCCAAAAGAGTTAAAAAAAGTGGGGAGGAAGATTACCCTATCCTCCTCCCCGGTGTAATCAATCACGTAGATGGATTAGCATTCCATGCGTAATTGTGGCCAACATTCCTTTCATCGCGTGCGAAGCGTGAGGATAACAGGACTACATGTCCTCCCATTGAACGACTTGGCCGTATGTAAAGTTCCTCACAAACTTAGTAGTTATGGAGGCCAAGAAGGGATTCGAACCCTTATCTGCAGTTGGTTTTCATCGCACCGCCTAATCAGAATGCATGTTGCCGTCAGTTTGAGGGCTCATTACGATAAGTTCGTGGGTGATTTCATAGTTTCACCCACTGGGACAGCAACGATCAACCTGACGATAAGCTTAGCCCTAAGCTTTAAAGCCCCTGGTGCAGGTAGTCAAAGATAACTTTGCCCACCGCAAGCTCTTGAACCTCCTGGACGTTGGCACGTGAGCGGGCTTGTTTCACCGCGGAAATAAGATCGTCGAGACGACCCAGTAAGTCAGACTTTTGTTTGGGAGTGAGCATACCCGAAGTCCGCTTACGAGTATACTCCCCGACGGGCTTGTCGACGTTCCACTTCTCAACTTGAGCGGGGTGCTTGTCAGTGGGCGCCACGAGGATCCGGAAGTTGAAATCCTTCTCAGACTTTAAGCTGACCTCGTCGTGAACCGCCTTGTAAACACCCTTTAACGCAGCCTGAGGCTCAGGAGCCCATTCAACTCCAGGTTGCAGCGTGGGAATGGAATCATACATTTCCCGGAGTCTGGCGAGTTTGTTTTCCAAGCCTAAAAGCAACGTCGCCGGAATGTCCTTTAAGAGCAAGGAGCCATCGGGCATCTTGACGTCGGCTTTGGCTAACTGGTTAGTCGCCTCCTTCTGAGCCAGAGCGTCGTAATGACGAATGACGTGCTCCGCCACATAGGTCAGCTTTGCGGGAATGGTTGTGGTTAATTCTTTTACTTCACCCTGACCGGCCTCTTCATCCTTCCGCTTCTCATCAAACATTCTCAGAGTGCGGACGTGGCCGGTGAAGTGATCCACTTTCTTGGTGAAGGTTACGACGGCCTCCCCAACGACCTTCGCCACTACTTGCTCGAGGTCTTTGTCCACTGCCAAAACTTCGTGTAACTTTGCCATTGATGCCTCCCACGATAAAGATTATTTTTTTCCAGTGCTTCCTGCTCCAGCTATACCCCGATCCGAAATCGGGAGTTCTTTAACCAACCTAATGCGACCTCCCAACTGCACGTGCATGAACATGAGTTGCAAGATTCGCTCACCTGTTGGAATTTCAATATCTTCACTTGAAGCATTCGTTGTAAATGGCTCCACAGCTCCGGTGAAACCATGATCATAGACGGACTGACATAAGAGTCCCTTTTCTCTCCACGAACTTCTTGGAAATATAATTCCCGCAAAACCATCCGGAATCCAAATAGCTACACCACAATCCAACTTAATCGTTTCTCCAGGCTTGACCAGGTAGGGCTGATGAGAATATAAGTCCCAACCGGCATCTGCTCTCCGTTTTTTAATAGGTGGTTTGGAATACGAGTAAAGGGGTTTGACCAAGATCTCCATTCAGCGTGACCTCCAAAATTAGTCACACCCCACTCCTCCTCAGTGTTTAACGATTTAACCACTCCAGTGTAAGACATACTTTTCTGGATCTGGTTGGGCTAAAACATAATCAATTGTTTCAATAATTATTTCTAATGCGTTACGGTAGAAAACAAATGAATCTTCCGCTTTGAATACCGCATATAAACAGGGCACCGTCTTACCGAATATACTTGAAGTTCCCGGAATAAGAGCAGTGACAGGTCGAGGTTCATCCAGAAAAAACCACCCTTCGCTTGAACTATAAGAGCCAAATGACGATCTCGACTGTGAAACTTGTTGCTCAATGTGCTTTTGAACCAAAGCCATTGCTTCTTCGTCACTTCCGGGTGCCTTGCTCTTTGGGGATCCATACAAGTCGATTCGTTCGATTTTTAAACTTCCATACCTCGCGATATGGTTTTGAAGTTCTTCTAGGGTCTCTTCAGCTCGTTTACGGCTTGACTCCCAGTCTGGTCGTACGCAATAGTCATCACTAACACCGAAAATCCAGGAGAGGGATTTACCACCGCAATTCGTGTCAAGTATTCGATCGATTCCACCAGAGTTGTAAGAGCTGCGGAAATATCCGATCTTGAACAAGTTCTCATCAGGATGGAGCTCCGACTGAAGCTCAATTCTTTGTTTGAATGTTTCATCAGTACCCCAATTATTCAGCCCTAGCTCTTTTCCAAGCTGCTCACAACGAACGTACGCTTCGTCTTTCTGAGCTTGTGACATGGCGTCGTATCCGCCATACTCAGCATAGATAATATTTGAGCGTTCCTCATATTCAGCTTCAAGCTGTTGGGATTTCTCAAAGTCAGTATAGTAGTATAGATAAACATCAAGGCCCATAGCTTATCTCCCTAGACCTTGCTGGAACTGTTCTTCTGAAGATTCAACAACTCTGTAAATCGGGAAGAGGTGTTGAACTAGAAATTCCATATCCGCAACGTTTGAAGGTTCTTGTAGTTCATCAGGTCTGCAGTTAATAGACCTAATAGCAAGACAAAGTGCTTGAGAGATAATATACTGTCCTCTCATGGACTGAGCAAGAGAAACGGCTTTGTCTCTATCCGTTGTTATCCTTTGATTTACCATTTGACTTCATTTCCTTCTTTATAATATGAAATATTAAAGGTGAGAGCAACGCCAAAATGATAAGATATACAATAAGATTAACTTGCAGTTGTTGCACTGTGGGCCATTCTCCAAAAATTAAATAATGAAGAGCGGACATTATTCCCACACTGTCGAACGTTTAGGTTTTATAGTTGAGTAGGGTTTATACACTTTCCGTGTAATTATTTCCGCGGTTCCATGTAATAAACAGTCAGCGCGGTCTTTGCATATTTCACACTTAGAGCGGGAAGACATTAAAACGAATTTGTGTTTACAGTGTTGACATGCCCAGTGATAACAACTTTTCTTTGGATTTGACCACCCCCGAAAGATACCGTGGACGATTTCGTCCACGTCATAAGATAGAAACAAAATAGCGTCACATTGAGGACAGGTAAATACTCTTTCGAGTCTACCAGTCTTTCGCCCTGGCTTAAGATTCGGTGGAAAGAAAGGAATTTCATCCATTTCAAAAAGTTTCAATTGTTTCATGGTGGGAGAGGGGGGACTTGAACCCCCACAGATTTCTCTACTAGCTCCTAAGGCTAGCGCGTCTGCCATTCCGCCACACTCCCAATGACTATTAGTTGGCGGAGAGTGCAGGATTCGAACCTGCGTGAGTATTACCTCGACGGTTTAGCAAACCGTTGCCATCAACCGCTCGGCCAACTCTCCGCATAAGCTGGTGGCGAGACTTGGAGTTGAACCAAGGCCGCCGGACTCTTCAGGCCCGCGCTCTACCTCAACTGAGCTATCTCGCCATATTTTCATTTAACTAACGTGGAAGTTGGTCAACCACTCGCTTCCCACCTCGATTGATTACGAGCCAGAGCCTTGTCCGTTGTACTTCCACGAAGATTGGCGGAGGGAGTAGGATTCGAACCCACGGGGCTTCCACCCTGCGGTTTTCAAGACCGCCGCCTTAAGCCGTACTCGGCCATCCCTCCAATTTATTCTATCAGAAAAACATCTTCCGTTTCAGCTTCTTTAGATGGACCATGCTTCCACCGCTCAAACGGTCTCTCCTCTTTACATTCATTACAATAAAGAATAACCTCTTCCTCTCCAGGTAAACTCCAAGCGGACTCTTTTCCTTTGCACACTTTGCACATCCAGATCATTCTTTCACCTCATATGGAAATCTTTTAAAGCCTTCGTACTCATCTACCATACCAGTAATTTCACTCAAAGTGATCCGCGTTTCTAAAATCATCGAGCACTTCGAGCTTTCAACTGTTAGGCACTCGACTCGTAATTTGCAGGTCTCGCAGTTCTGTTTTAAATTCGTCTTCCACTTCCACGAAAAGCACTGTCGTTGGGTACTAGGGAAGCCGGGAGGATTCCATTCATACGATTTATTCTTGGCCGTGGCCTCCCAATACCAAGTGCCATGTGGTTCATTAATTCTTGTTGTCATAAAGTGGTGGAGGAGGAAGGATTCGAACCTCCGAACTCAGAGAGAGCGGGTTTACAGCCCGCCGCTTTTAACCACTCGGCCACTCCTCCTAATTCCAATTCCAAATATCAACCTTCCTATTAACGGGAAGTTCTCGTCCCCTCCTAAGAGCTTGCTTCTCTTGAGCTCTGACTCTGGCGATGCGTAACTTCTTAAACCACTTACTCGGCTTGTAATATGGTTTGTAATGTCTTCTCCAAGGCAGTCCATCTCTGAAGTGCCAGTAGACATCACATAAGGGTCTTCCTGTGTATGACTTTCCCATAATAAAAATTTGGTAGTCCCGACAAGAGTCGAACTTGTGTATCACGGTTATCAGCCGCGCGCTCTACCATTGAGCTACGGGACTATGGCGAACCCAGTAGGAATCGAACCTACCACAGTCGGTTTTGGAGACCAACTCGCCAAGTCCTTGGAACATGTGGGCTCAATATTTGGCACCCCCGGCAAGACTCGAACTTGCGACTTACTGCTTAGAAGGCAGTTGTTCTATCCTCTGAACTACGGGGGCTTGGTAGTCCCGTTAGGAGTTGAACCTAAGTCTGACCCTTATAAGGAGTCTGCTCTAACCGTTGAGCTACAGGACCTTTTTTGATTCAGGTTGATCGCTTGCTTTTTGCCTAGCTTTATGAAGCAAGTTTCTTGCCTGGTCTATAAGAGCCTCTACCTCATCATCACGAGCAGCTCGAGCTACACCACTTGCTTGAACCAAACACTCAATTGCTTTGTCAGTCCAACCGACAAATGTGCCTACATATGGGGATTTCATTAAGTTCCTCTCAACTTAAAAAGGTTACCTTCATGGCCACAATTTGAACTCCACTTTCGTGCTTCATGACAACTCATTTTAGCTCGTCCAGTTATTGCATGGCAAAGCTGGGGTGAGCAACATTTATGCCAAAAGAAAAGCTTTCGGCGGTGAAATGCACATACGACACAAAATTTGTGTCTACACTCTCCCTCAGAAAGACACTCCGCGTCTCTATCTGGACATTTCTTACACACATTGAGTCGCATTTCTTAATTCCTTATTGGTAGGCCCGGGAGGACTCGAACCTCCGCTTCATGATTAAAAGTCATGTACTCTAACCTGTTGAGTTACGAGCCCACTTACGGGACTGTTTTTTGGTTTTCTTCGCTGGGCTCACTTTTTTATCCTCACAGTTACATATAAGACAATGGACTCGATCAAAAACTATTTTATATGGAATTCGGGTTCTTAAACAATAAACTTGAAAGCATTTTTCGTTTTTCATCCACCCGCGAAAGTCGAAGTTGCGAACTTCTAACTCTTCACAGTGGGGGCAATAGACTCTTATTTGCACTACTTGAGAGCCTGCTGTTTTTTAATCCACGGATCATCGCATATATAATGAATAAAGACGGGATCAACCCAAATGGATCCAACGCTTGGAATCGTTAAACAATCAAGCCGATCTCGACATGGGCACCCGCAATCAAAGCAAAGGTTAAATTCTTGAGAGCAATGTGGGCAAACATTCAACATACTGTGGCTCCAAAAAACGTTCACGTTGTATTCAATCCTTTTACTACAACATGGACATTTAAAATGAATCGGGATTTGTCTGCTCTTAACAAACCACCACTCCATCGTATGTAGTTTATGTTTTCTTTTCATTGGTGCTCGAGGCGGGAGTTGAACCCGCACGCCTTTCGGCATCTGGGCTTAAACCAGATGTGTCTGCCTGATTCCACCACCCGAGCTAATCCTTTTTACGTCTCGCCTTGAAGTCCCGAACGATTCGGATTGCACCTCTGATAGTCTCACCAAAAATTGGTTCGGGTTTGATATTCAAGCGTTCCTTTTTCCAACGCTCAATAAAACCCTTTAAGTCCCCCTCCATAAACCTTTCCAAAGAAGTCTTCTCTTCCAGGACATTTCCCGAGTCTCCACACCAGTCACACTTAGAGTTAAGTCGACCTTCCCATTCATGGTGACAGGAATTGCAATGTAGCAGGGGCATTAAATCCTCATAATATTGGTGCCCGAGATAGGACTTGAACCTACACACTCCAGGAGTATCTGGCCCTCAACCAGACGCCTATACCTATTCGGCTACTCGGGCTCATTTAATTTACGTAACGCTTCTTCAAGCTCGGGAATTCTTTCAGCGGACTTTCGCGCGAAATCTAGTTGAGTAGAGATAACGCAGTGATCACACCACTGTTGAGACATTCCATGAATGAAACTCATTTCATCCTGCGCGAAGGACTGAGTAGCTTCGCGCAATTCGCAACTCTGACATAGCATAATAGTTCCTTTTGGAGCCGGCGACAGGAATCGAACCTGCGTAGTTAGGGTTGCAACCTAACACCCGGCCATTTGGTTACACCGGCCCAGTTTCTAAATTAATGATCGCCTTTATAAGTTCATCTAACGGTACATTTTCAAAGTCTATCACTATGTATTTATTACACGCGGGACAGATTCCACCCAACTGCATATGCTCACGTAAGGTTACCCTCTCACGTAAGCAATGGTGACATTGTATTTTCAAGTTTGATAACATTGTTATTGGGGTGGAGCCAGCGAGAGGAATCGAACCCCCGACCCGAAGTTTACAAAACTTCCGCTCTGGCCTGCTGAGCTACGCTGGCTTTTAATCCATATAAAAATATCCAGATGTAAATAAATCACCGGGTTTAATCCCTTCGTCTAACATCGCTTTTGTGATCGGTAGAATGGATATCCACTTAGTTTTGAATCTTCCGAACTCCTTTTCAAGTACACCTATTGAGTCTTGAGGAATACAATCAAGGAACTCTGGTCTTAAAGTTGTAATGATAATGGCTGGAGAGGAAGGACTTGAACCTCCAACATCCGACTCCAAAGGACGGCGCTCTACCAGTTGAGCTACTCCCCATTTTTTCTCTTCGCTCATACGATCGGCGTACTCCAATTCGCCTTAATTAAAGCTTGTTCCGTCCGGCGGGCATCTTCGCGGTGTGCCTGAGATCTCAGTCTAAGGACTTTGGACGTTGTTTGAAAATTGGGAGCCAACTTGATAGGCTCACCTTGAGACATGTAGTTGCCGCGATCATAGAAGCGGGAACCTTTATTCTCCATAGCGTCAGCAATCTCATTAAGTTGTGTCTCATAGTACCGACAATTCTCAATGTGCTTGATTGCCTTTACTAACGTCATAGTAACTTTTAATCCCCCAGCGTCCGCAACCTCTACTTTAGTTGCCACGTTCGTATTGATAAGACGCATTCTCAAGTCGGAGATTTTAGCGACGACTTCTTGAAGCTCAGCCATTTGAACTTCCAAAGAATCCGGCTTCTCTCCTTCCTCGAGATCTGGGAGGATATAAATGTTTCCACGAAGCTTGGTTTGGATATCCCGACGACGCTTCTCCAAGTCTTTAATTTCGTTTAGTGCTTCGGCGATGACCATAAACTTAAACCCCCTAACATTTTGTGTAGCCGTATACTCCTAGAGTAATTACTAAGAGTATTGATCCGGCCATAAAAAAGTTATAAAACATTTTTAGCTTTTCATTGACAGGCAGACTGTGCAGCGGTATTTAACCTGGTCTACGGAGCCCCCTTTCGCCTCAGTGTGAAGCCTCATACCTTTACCGTACTCCTTATCCTGAAAGGTGTGTTCACAATTACAAGGGCGCACACGCCCATAAGACTTTTTGGGCTCCTCAACCGCTTTAACCTCTTTACCTTTTTTTCCTTTTTCAGCCATGGTCTCTCTCCTTTAAAAGTGATGGGAGGTTGAAGAACCCTTTCGAGAAGAGCTAAGTGCGAAGTGGTAAGTTTTGATATCGCCCGGAGGTCGTAACTCTTAACGTTTGAGAAAGGCTGGAAGGTCAAAAGCTTCAGCTACTGACGCTGAGATTGAAAGCCTTCCAAAGGCCTTATCTGAGCCATTAGGCAATTCGTGTATAGCCCTTCCGTACTTAGATCCTTCTCCCTCCCGTATGGGGTGAGTGATGAGACTCGAACTCACATTACTGGGGCCACATCCCAGTGCCTTTACCTAATGGCTACACCCACCATAAAAATGGAATAAGTAGTACCATGTAAAACAGTTGTTTAAATCTGGTGGAGCCCAAGGGACTTGAACCCTCAACTTCCGCCGTGCAAAGGCGACACTCTTCCAAATTGAGTTAGGGCCCCTTTAATAACTGTGGAACTTAAATTGTTTTGGGTACGGCTCGCAATACTCTGGATTAGTACATACGAGACATTCAACCTTGTTAAATACTAAATAGTAAAATTTTCCAGTCTTATGACATTTGAGTCTGATACACGCCGAGGGATCACTTTTACCAAATCCCATGGTTGAAAATTCACAAAGTTCTTTTGTTGGTTCCCATTTCTGGGAGTTGCAAATTGGGCACTCCCACTCAGTCACTTGGTCTCCTCTATATAGACCATCTTCCAACAGAGGCAATCAATTCGGTGTTCACAAATTGTACATGCCGTTTTTATAAAGACCGCGATGAATTCTCGCTCGCAATACCGACAAAGCTCTAAGACACATTTAATGGGTCCATCAAACCAGAATTGCTCTATGTCCAATTCGTAATTACAATATGGACAGTCTCGCACGTAAACTAGCGGATATGAACTAACTCCAGCTAGACCTGTTTTAATGTTCCAACTGGCTGTGGAGGAAGGGCTCGAACCTTCAACAACCCGATTAACAGTCGGGGACTCTGCCATTGAGCTACTCCACAGAAGCGTCGTATAAAAATTCAATCGTTGGAAAAGGTAAACATTCAACTCTGTTTGAACATAAATTACAAAAACCTAAAATATATATCGAGACAAACTTTCCCCTACATCGTGTACACTCTTGACCTTCACAAATAGTTGTCGTATATGTTTGATTCACTCTTTGGGGCTTACCACAAAGAGGACACTTAGTGTCGTGAAGGAGGTTTACTTCCTTCTGCCTTGCAGGTCTCACATTGACAGCCTTCAAGAGATGGTCCCTCCACTTTAAATGTTGAGCCCGCACTTTTTCCACATCCTTCACATTCGAGCGACCACTCTCCATCTTCATAGCATAATTCCCAGTGCGAGTTACAGCACTTACTGTGAACATATAATTTTTGCTCGCTCATTTGGCACCCTCAAGATTCTTGATTTCTCATGACCAATACGAACCGTTGTTGCAATCCAAGTAATAAATCCTACTTGTCTTGCCCGCTCACAAAAAGCAATGTCATCTCCCATTATATCAATTACATTACCTTGTTCGTCCGTTGGAAGTATCGGGACGAACCAAGGGTATTTAATATATTCAAATACACCACTTCTTACTAACATAAACCCCATTCCAGTATGGGGCATTCTTACTACTTCGGGCATTCCATCAAGATCTATAGGTAATAATAAATCCCCTTCGTCGTCAAGAGTTACTAATGTTTCTCCATTTCCATGCATATAGACACCCGATAAGATGTGCATATGTTTGTTTGCTTCTAATATATCTAAAAGACGTTTAAAATCTTGAATAGTCCATTCACTATCTGAATCAATCCACATCAAATAGTCATAAGCAATTTTTCCTTGAAAGGGTTTTTGTTCAATACCCCTCTCAGGCTGCCCTAACAAGCAAACGTTACGTGAAATATAAACATTGCTAATATATGGAAATACGGGGCAAATTGGTTGCACTTTAAGTTGTGGACACGCTAAAAGTAAATCGGTCCAGCACTGTAAAAACGTGTTTGAAAAACTTTGCCCTGGAACGCAGAAGACAACTTTCACCATAACTCTTCCAAAACTCCAAACACTTCAGCTAATACTAATAAGACAGCTGAGGGGAAAAGGTTGAAGGGCAAAAATATAAACCCGATGATTCGAAGTCCGCTTTTAAGAAAACTGATTTTATTATGCCAGTTCCAAATCATACTACCCTCTTGGAGCGGATGATCGGATTCGAACCGACACTAACAGCTTGGAAGGCTGTTCTTCTACCATTGAATTACACCCGCTCAATTAATGGTCGGGATGGAGGGACTTGAACCCCCGACATCATGCTCCCAAAGCATGCACGCTACCAACTGCGCCACATCCCGACGTTAATCTTCTTTAGTTAAGTGTATGACATTCTTGGCGGTCTGCCAAGAAGAAAGTTGTCTCATTTCACTCTTAACTTTATCCCACTCGGACTTATGTCCATAGTCGTTTGCAAAGAAGCTTGCTGTCACTACAAAAGTCCAAAACCGGATAAGAAATTCCCGATGAATCGGAAAGTACGGGAAAGGAGTACATAACAATACTAGGCCGATCACTCCAACTACGAGCGCAACTACACACGCGAGAATAAAGAAAACACCTAAAAAGAATTGAGCCACTGAGTAGCAAAAACCTATTAGAGCCATTCGTGCCCCTCCTTTTGAAGTCCAAGATGTCCAATCCAAAGAATCCTTATCAAATGAAGGTCAAGTGTACCAAGTATTGCTACTGCAGCTTTACACTCCGCAATTTTGTTTTCTTGATATAAACCTACCGCCACGGCAATACATTGAAGAACAGCAAGAGAAGTTATTAGCCATGTTACTAAACTTTCTACCCAATTATGCATTTAGCTTGATCCTATTATCTCTAATCCCGGCTCCAATTCTACAATCATCTTCAGGTGAAGCTTCGATTTGAGTAAACTCGAAGCAAGGAGTTCGCTTATAAAATGGTTTATCGTGAATCACGCATGTTGCTATAGCTTTGTTAAAGACTAAATGAGGACAATGCTGACCACCCGGCTTGTATATTAATGATGCCCTAGTGATACGTTTATATCCCGGCTTTACTATAATAACATTATAATGAATACAACAGTACCCGCAGCGGAGACATTTCATGATAATTTTTTATTATAATTATAATTGCTCAATTGGGATGAATAAAAGGTGGAAAATAATGGATGCATAAAAAATCGGGGAATCCCCTGAGCCAGAGGAGATTCCCCTTCGACACGAGGTAGTAACCTTTTACTGCTTTTTCGTCGGCGAAAGATCCAAGTTGAGATCCTTAGCCGTTTTAGCGGTTAAGAGTGTGATCAAGTCCATCGCTGCGCTACCCCCAGATTTTCCGTCAGAGCCCAGCTGGATTTGAGGCACCCATTGTTGTTTGCCGATCTGGTCGGCAAACTTCGACATAACATCCTTCCAAGCTGCGAGCTTGATCTCCAATTGGTTATCCGCGGCCATGAGCAGTTGACGCCGTTGAGATTCACCTTCACCCAAAAGGATTTGCTCTTTCTTACGTTGGGCGGCCGTTTGGGCATCGAGTTCTGCCACTTTAAGATGCTGCTCAGCTTCAGTGACAAACTTGGCTTTGATAACTTCCTGCGCCCATCTAGCCGTAGCAGCATTTGCTCGTCCCTGTTGCTCTGCCGTTAGAGCTCTCTGCTCCGCCTGCTTAGCTTCAGCCATGGCCGTTTGTACGCTCATGAAAGCTTCTTGCTGGGTGGCGATCTGCTTGTCGATGATCGGGGAGTAATTAATGGCGTTGATTGAAAGGTTATAAGCCCTCAACCCAAATGAAGATAGTGGAGACTCTTCCTCTCGAGCGATACCGTTGGGGGATTTAGGATCCATAACCAACTCGACGACAGTGATCGTCTTCTCGGCGCCGGTGATAAGATCTTTACCCCGAACATCCTTCATGGTGGTACGGTAGATGCCACGAGATGCTTGGTCTTCAATGTAGCCAATGAGCTGATTCCGCCGTTCAGCGTAAGACTGGGCTGACGACATCATTGGGCCACTCATATAAATAGCTTTCTCGAAGAGAGGACGAACGAGCTCATGCATCAAAGCTTCCGCACTCCCGAACTTAGTATGGATTAAATCCAAGTGTTCTTTATCTCGAGGTAAGTCAAGACGCACGGAGCCTGAGATTCGTCCGTCACCGCCGTCATTGAACCGAATCTTAATGCTTTCGTCAACTTTCTTTCCCTGATCCCCCGACGCGGAGAACCAATATTGGACGGATTTAGGGTAGTAAGTGACTTTGCCAAAGCCTTGCCACTTTAAACCCTGATCAGGATACCAGTCAAGAGTTCCAGCGATCGGTGATTGGATAACCGCGATCTGATCTGCGGGGACATTTTCAAAGAGCATTCCCGCGCAAGAGAAGAACAGGATGACCAGTAAGACACTGACCACTAGTAGAACGGGCCGTCTAAGCATAAATATCACTCTCCTTTGTTAGTGGGTTTACGGCGTTTGGGCTTTTCATGGAGTTCCGCTTCTAAAACTGCTGCGGACTTCTCCAACTTTTGAACTTCTTTAGTAGCTTTAAGCACCCGCATCTTCTCTTCTGCCACTCGACGGCGTTTGAGAACTTGGCGGATGAGGGGAAAGGTTGGCGTGTTTTTCCACGCGGGCACCGCGACTTGCGTGATAATAAAAATCGCGGCGAGAATCATTAAGATCGGCTCAACGATCACCCACACGAACATCGACTATCCCCCCCCTTAAATTGGTTGCTCTACATGCGCTGTAGTTTCTTGGCACTTAGGACAGTACATATGTTTAATATGTCCTGAACGTCTGTTTCTACTTGGCATGCGGTTGACAATCATAGAGTGATTACAGACTTCACACTTAAGAACTTTATCAAGGAATCTTTTGAATCTGACTCGACCTGTTTTCATAACCAAAGAAGTGACCTAAAAGTTTACCGCTACCCCAGAATTGGGAAGCAGCCTTTACTCTTGATATACGAAACAATCTGTTCCAGATATTGGGACAATCGATCGTGATGAAAATGGTAGCGGGTATGAGATTCGAACTCATGATTTTGTGGTTATGAGCCACACGCCTTAGACCCCTAGGCTAACCCGCATAAAGGTGGAGCGGGATACAGGACTTGAACCCGTACTACCAGACTGGCAGTCTAGCACTCTACCAATTGAGTTAATCCCGCTCATTATTTTTTATCAGCCTCGCCGAGGCCTTTAGAGTTTGGACATCAGACAAAGCCCGCTTTAGATGGCTTTGTAGAGGAGCGAGGGGATCTTGTGGGCGTATTTCCAGGCCACCGAGCCCACTCTTTTCCAAATTGACGAATTGATGAAACGTGCTTACGTCCCTCTAAGGTCTCCCAGCGTTCCAGTGTCCAGCAAATAAGCTTTTTACCAGCTTCTGTTCTTGACATCGCAAGACCTACAGCTGCGCCAAGAGCTACGCTGATAAGAAATCCGACCATGGAGCCTCCCTATCCTGCTACTGCTAAAGGTTGTTTACCGATGATCTCAAGCATTACATCCATTTTGTTATGAAGGTCGTTTAAAGCAGACTCACAACCTCGTGCTTGCCATTCCATTAAAACTACTGTTTCAACCGTCTCAGCTAATGCACATGCTTTCTCACAGAGGAAATCGCATGACTTGCGAAGTTCAAGCGGAGTTGGAGTTTTCATTTACACCACCCAGAAGGAATTTTCTGGAGGATGCTTTTAAGAACTAGTTGGCGGCAGGTTCAAGGTTCAAAAAGTAATAATTTTTTATTATAATTATAATGGCTCAATTGGGATGATTAAAAGGTTGAAAAAATTGGCTGATTAAAAAAATAGGTGTCAAGTAACAGTTCATATGGTTTCTCGCCGCCAAGCGTTTCAAAGCATCCTACCAAGACAATATCCAGCGCCAAAGACGCTGGATCCAAATCCAAATTCTCGACCACGGAGATGGTACGATGACGAATAGTGCAGTTCTCTGATTAGAGAATTGACTTTCCATCAGAGTGATTAATCGTTACAGGTTGCAACGAAGTAGTAAAGCATCCCAAACTTCAAATCGGGTACAGAGACTACTACGTCAGTACCTGCGAGACTATCAGTAACTGGAACTGAGACAACAGGAGTTCCAGCTGCTCTTTCTGCGTCGGGTGTGGAACCTGCAAATGAGCTGTCTTTATAAAAGACATTACATCCTGCAAGACCCGTAAGGGATCCACCATCCGCATCTGTTGCGGGTAGTGTGAGAGACACTCTAGCGACGCGGCCATCGAAAGTAACAGAATTTAGAACGGGGGCTGCGGGAGCAAAATTCGGCTGTTCAGCCAGGCCTTCATTAGAGAATACGCTTTCCATTGTTAACTCCTATATCAGGGAATATACTCACCGCCTCGGATGAGAGCGACTGCATTATGTTGGTGTAAACTTTCTTCATGCTCACAAACAACTAACCAGCCTCTAACCCTTAAATTGTCCAGTTGCTTGGCAATGTGTCGGCTGATTGTTTCTACAAAGCCTGCCCTGTCGTACGCCTGTTCAGTAATGAACTTTTCATCTTCTCTCTTTAAGGTGGCTCTGATAGGTGCGGAGCATGAATGTTCAACGATCTCAACAAGTTCTTCAAATGGGACGTCGCTATCTTTTAGAAGAAGCGTAACATCAGCAAACGATCGTTGACAGTGGGCGTTAAAGAGTGAAATGCTTTTAGAACAGATGCAAGCAGACATATATGGTACACGAATTGTTTTGAAGACTTTGAGATCACCACTATCAATCTCACCTGAGAGGGTACATTCATATCGAATATGTCCTGGAATTCCTGTCACAGGGGCGAGCTGTGAAAGAAGTATTGGAAACCGTAATTTTAAATACGCGTTCGTGGCATTGAGTCTTTCCTTTAAGGTGTTAAGATACAACTCCATTGTTTGTAAATCTGTGCTGACTACATCGCACGAAACCTTATCAAGAACTTCGAGGAGTCTACTTAGGTGAGAGCCCATTACGTCTTCACTTAAATCCGTATAGATCGAAGCTTTAGCGATCGTAGGTTGGATTTGATCTTTCAAGTGAATATTCAAGGGGATTGGAACCTGCCTAATCCCTACTTTTTGAATTCCGACTGACAGGGTTGACGTCTTAGAGACATCGTGCATCTCTTCGTTGAGATGCTTGAACTTATATCGCTTAGATGGGATCACGTTTGGAAAGATAACATCTTTAAATGTACCAACATCTTGAATCGAAAGAAATCCTTTAACGTCTGCGAAGGCATCGAATCGACTAAAAAGTTTCTCCATAACCCCCTTCTGAGAACGCCAGCTCGGAGGCAGGGGAAGATAAATTTCAGGGCGGCTACTTAAGACTACTCCACTTTCCATAAACCAATTAGCTAGACCGAAATCATCAAGCATCGGCATTAAATGTGAGGTGTCACCACTTAAGATTGTTCCGCAGCTAAACCTTACACAAATATTTTCAGGGACTATGAACGAGAGTCCCGAGCTGTGGGTGAGCTTTCCACCCCACATAGAAAAGTAACGAGTCTTCCACTGCTGATGCTCAAAGTCAGCGCCATTTAAAGGCTCTTCATGGTAAATAATATTCTGCTCATACCGTGTGAGTCTCCCAGGGTTCATTAGAAGACTCCCGATTAAGATTTGCTCTGCGGAGTGAATTTGGCGATCAGGTCGAATCTTGGGCCATGGAATAGTTGACATGGTTACCTCTCATGTAGGATTTCAAGCGCAGACACGTTGTTAGAGAAGCGTACACGCGCTACTCTATCGATATCTTCACTAAGTTGGGGAAATTGGGAAATCACAAAAACGCTCGTATCTAGAAGCTGCTTAAGTTCACTCAATACTTTGATTCTCCCAACACCATCTAGTCCGTCGAAAACTTCATCGAGAATAAGAAGATTAGATTTCCATCCGGTGAGTTCTTGGAGAGCTTCACGTAGTCCGAAACAGAGCGCAAGGCAGAGCCTTCGCGTCTCTCCAGAGCTAAGCGATTCCAAATCCACAACTCGCTGGTTAACGTACAGCTTGGACTCGATCTTAGATAGATCGTCGCCGACGAACTCAAATGTGAGAGAAGCTCCTTCATGCCAAAGACTCTCTAACCATCTCCTAGTTTTACCTGTAAGAACTTCGACTACGTGGTTTAATGCGAGAGATAAAACTCCTCGAGGACCATAACCATCTAACCAAACACTCAAAGATCCTTCAAAGTTTTTAACGACCGCGAGTAGTTGATCAATCTCTTGAATTTTATCATAGACTGTTTTCTTTTGATTATCACTCTGGGTCTTTACATCATCTAAGTTTTGAAGGATAATACCTAATTGTTCGATCTCGGCATTCTTCGCATTGATTGCGGCAGTATCAGATTGGATTGAACGGCTTGCAATTTCCTTTCGAGCACGTATTAAATCTTTAAGTTTTTGAACCTCGGCTTCCTTGACGTCTGAGATTGCTTTCTTTTTTCGAAGTTCTTCAAGTCCAATTTGTAGAGCATTTACATGGAGACCTAATTCTCCGATCTCGTCCTTATATGTTTGAGCATGTTGTATTTTCTCGGAGTGAGAGATAGATTGACCACAAGTAGGGCACGTAGTACCCATATCATCCCACTTTTTAAAACCGGACTTAGCAGATTCATGATAAAGCTTATAAGAAGATAATTCTTTTCGCGTACTCTCAATTGAATCCAACAACTCAGTATCGTTTGGTTCGACACACAGAGAACTTAAACGTTGTGAATTATCCTCAGACTCCTTGATGTTAGATCTGATAGATTGGTTGAGGGTGGCAATCTCAATCTGCAACTGACTGACACGAAAGTTAATTTGAGAGGTGTTAGGGATGACCTCAGTTTGCATCTCTTCAAATGCTTTTGTGAAGGCATCCTTCTCTACCTGAAGTTTACTAGAAAATCCAGTGAACTGAGTATGAGAATCTTTGACACGACTTCGAGCTTTACCAAATGTTTGAAACTGGGGAAGGGCGCTGACTAACATCTTCTTACGATTGGCATCCGTTTCAAAAGCAAAGGACTCTTTGATTGTCGCTTCCGTTACGAAGATTAAATTTACAAACAGTTCAAAGGAGATCCCAAGTAGAGATTCTACGACTTGCTGGGTCTTTAAATTTGTTGCTTGAGTCTCCTCCTTATCCTCTACTCGTAGTGTGAGTTTGTCTCCGTGAAGTGCGTGAAGGCGATATCGAGTGACACAAACGGTTTGTCCTGCAGCTTGAAATGTAGCAGTAACGTAACAACCACCAGATGATCCCCGCCGAACCACTTTATCACCTGAGACTTTCGAACCACTGACATGAGGGAACTTGCCAAATAGCGCCCATGAAATCGCTGAAAAAATGGAAGACTTACCAGCACCATTAGATTCAAGGGTTTCAGATCCACCTTCAATTTTGCCTTGGACAAGGGTTACTCCATTTTTAGTCAAGTCAAGTTTGAAGTTCTCAAACGATCTAAAGTTGGACGCTTTAATCGACGTGAATTGAATATTCATACCTGAGGCCTGAAACTACTGTTGAAAAAACCCCCGCCGGGCTCCCAATGGAATAAAGTGATCACAAGTTTAAAAAATTCGGGAGGACCCGGACCACGGAAAATTTGGAAGAAGTCAGTCCCCGATGTCATAAAAATCCTCAACGACGACGTTTGGCCCATAGAATCCCCACCACGATTACAATCAGTATAATAATTTCGACAGCTTCTTTGACTGTCATCGATCGTCCAAGAACTGGAGTCCCATGAGAATATCATCTAGTGATAGATCCTTCCTAAATCCAAAGTCAACTACAAGTTCGTCTAACGAAGCTTTCGGGGTTCGATATTCCTCTTGAGAGTGTTCTTGTGTTTTCGGGGTTTGAACAAAGACCCACCTGGTTGCGCCGTGCGATTCAAGGAAGGCAGCGATTGATTGTATGTTATCTCCAGATTGTAAGTAGATCTTGATTGATTTGCCTTCAAAGTTTTCCTGTTGGAGGTCTTCAAAAAAGCCGACAAGATACTGTGAATCGACCTTACACTGTACGGGAACTGCTTTATCGCCAGTAAAGAGCCAAATAAATTTCCTCTGACCAGCTTCTGTAAAAGTGTGTTGCCAAGGGGATCCAATATTAAAAAAATTTGTTTCGATCTGTGGATGGTGAATATGTCCATTAAATGTAAATTCGTACTGTTGTTGAAATTCTTTCTTATCAAGACCTTGAGCTGTCGCGACTTTATCATTTAGCATTAATCCCCGGATCATCTGATGAGAGTAACAAACTCTACCCGGCGTTTCTTTGATGAAGTCGAGACTTGCCTGTTCACCAATATGAGGCAACCAAACCACAGAGTCCCCAGTGACGCAAGGTGACTTAATGACGTGACCATAACGATTGAAAGTGGAAAGGTTTGAAAGCATTTGTCCATACATCGGCCTATCATGATTTCCAGTAAGCATGTAAACTTCAAACTTAGTATCTTCTAAAAACTCAATGAACTCAAGTAGACAAATCCACCTAACGGAGTCAGGCGAATTAAAGATATCTCCGATGAGAACAAGGGACGGGACTTGCTCTTCGTATTCTTTTAGTTGTTGTTTTAAAATTCGGAAGAGATGGAGATTTCGTTCATCTAGATGTAGATCTCCAACAATTAAAGCGGGTAAGTCCATACGCCTCCTGATTAAAGTGACTTAGCATAAGCAGTTAGATGGTGCTTTAATGTAAGCCACAACTCATTAAATCCGTAAGAGTCCATTTCCTCGAGTGCTTCTTCTAACAACCATTTATCTACTTTTAATCTGTATGCTGCACAGGCGACCCCTGTGCGATCATGACCCTGCAGTCATTGAATTAGTATTGGTTGATTTTCGGGATCAGCCATAGTCATTGAGAGTAGATCGAAGTCATCAAAGGTGATATCAGAAAAGACGTTGAGGCGGAAGGAGAAAAACTTCATTCCCGCCGCCTCAACCTCAGTTTGCTTAGAATCTTCGCGAAGATATAGAACAGATTTTATCCCTAAGTATTGGGGTAGAGCTTCATAAATTTCAGGCTGCGCGGAGCGATAGATCGCTCCATCTTTAACAGCTCCGAGATTACCAACTCCGGGCACCCCAATAATTCGTTGGAAGATTCTCATTGTATACCTTTTTTAGTATTTCGCTTTCCAATCAACCAATGGTTGAACTTCAATTGGTGCTGCTGCGTGTAGCCCCTTCTTCATTTGGGATGTAGCAACAAGTGCTTGACCTTGTGTAAAGTCCGCACTCTGGAGATAAGCGATCAGTTTGTTTAAATCAGTAAGAGCGAGACAGCCAGTTTTTTGGAGAGTTGTAACCCACTGTAGGGCATTACTCGCTGAAATGAAAACAGAAGAGCCGGGAACCGCAAGATTCAAAATCGAAGCGATTAAAGGAGCAGCCGCATTGATCACAGTCATGACAGCTACAGGAGGATTGCAAGCCTTGTCTTGGGCTGTTTTAAAACAGTTAGAAAACGATTTAGTCTCAGTCCCATCGGTTGCAGTCCATGTACAACAACCAGCAAAGGCGGCTGATGCAAACACAAGTGCGAGCATAGACACCAATACCTTTTTTAAGATCTTTTTACTCATGTTTACTTCTCCTTCTTGTTAGGGTTAATTATTTAGACACCACAACCTTTACGTTTCATGTCATTCCCTCCTTAATCTTTAAATCCGAATTGCTGAGTATCAAGCCATTCGGTCTTTAATAGAACCCAAAAATCTTCTGCGAGTTCTCTAAGAACATAATCATAAGGAAGCCACCCATACCCCTTATCACCCCAACCAGTACCCCAAGAGTTGCGAATAAGAAAGGCTCCCCGCGTTGAGATACTATAGACATTGTTAGGGATTACCATACTATCATCGAATCCAACCATCATAATCGCATGGCCTCCTTCCATCTCTTCAGTGTCTCCGGGGAAGGGGATTCGGCCATCATGATCAGCTTGATCAATTGACTTATAAACGGAAAAGCCAAAGCCTACAGGGAAGCCGGCGACAAGATAGGCTTTGATCTTATGGAGTAAGACTTCATTATTAATTCCAGCATAATCCAATCTCACGTACTGTGCCGCTTGATAACTCTGAGCAGCAATGTAGACGTCGACGGGGGGTTTAATATCGAACTGACGTTGATCATCAGTATAGGGCCACAGTCGTTCGGCGGGCACGCCGTATAAAGCGAGAGCACCAAGGGTGTTTCGAATCTCGGCCCCACTATCACCAGTATATCCGGCGTAGTCTCGAGTTGCCTTATAGACAAAGAGGCGGGAGCCATGGATGAACTTCTTGAAGGATTTGAACTCACAATACTCAAGCATCCCTACTCCCATGTGAGCAGTACAAGATCCGAGTCCGCCTTGGTCGTCAATCGGGGAGCAAAACTGACGATTGTCTACAAACGGCTTTAAAGCTTGAGGTATTTCCGGTACACCTAGAGGTTGAAGGAGTGCTCGGGTTTTTCCATTTTGATCTGTGTAATCCCGAAAATCGGGAAGATCGGGTCTCCAGCCTAAACTGTATTTCATACGTCAATTTCCTCCTGATGTGAACTAACCTCTTCAAGCCCCTCAAAAGCGATCGCCATATACGGAGCTCGACTTGGTGTATAGGTTAACTCCTTAGCTTTTCGGAGCGCAGCGTTTTGGGCTTCCTCAATTGAGTTAGCCTTTACGTAAATAATAGCTTCACCTTCAAGCTTAAAAACGTGGATCCGGAAAGAGTCTGTGTTTTCCAATTTGTCTCCTAAAAGCTAGATCGAAAGCTTTTCGGCTAGCTCAGCTAAAGAATGGGCTTCGATTACTTCACGCTGATCCTCTACACTTAAACCTCTGGGTTCCTCAAAAGGTTCGCTTGCTACCGACTCACCCTCGAGCACTTTCCGAGCTAGTTCAAGAAGCTCAGCAGCGGGAGGATTGATAATATCTTTCATTTTTTCTCTAAAGTATCCAAAATGAAGGAACGCGCTTGGAGGTTTTTCTTTCCACGGATGACACACAATCATAGATTTATCAAGATGTAAAGTCAAGCAAGCTACCGCTGAATGAATTCCGACTACAAGTTTTGAGGAGCGGATCTTTTGAGCAACTTCAAAAAAGGATCGTCCTCTGAAATCGATGGTGTTGGGAATCATGACTTCACTTGAGTGCCCGACAGTATAGCATGTCTTTCCCAAAGTTCGCCAATCCGCTTCACTAACTCCAGGAACTTTCTTCCAGTCATGCACAGTTTGTGGATGTAAGACAATACTGTCTTCTTCCGACGTATCTAGAAGGTGGATATTATTTAGAATGTAAAGACTTCTATCTGACTCGAAAGAGCCGCTACATAAAGACGCCTCCACGTCGGCAATCGAGATATCGGCTTCAATGTTATTAAACTCGGCACCATGGTTACGAGAAAATTTAAACCTTGCGGATAAATCAGTTGGACTACCATCTGAAAAGAACCGGGGCTCGATTGGATAAAACTTTTGTAAAAACTCAACGGCGGGTTGTTCATAAGTTCCAGTCACCCAATAAATTTTTGTAGCCCCTTCTCGTAGTAATCTATTTAAGTAGGGGATGATGTGAAAGGCATCCCCGAGCATCAAGCCACCTAAAAGAAGTTTTACGCGGGACATTTAATTCAATCCAAATAGTTCTGCAGTTCTGATTAACTTTTCCCACCGTTCTTTGAATTTTTCAAATGTAGCATTTCTTATAATCCAATCTCGGGGATTAAACTTTCCTCGAGACTCCCACACTTCTATAATTGCCTCTGCCATTTGATCAACTGTGGAATAAAAAGGAATAACTTTTCCCACTACTTCACCTCCTACATCTTTTTCGAATAAACCGACGTTTGTCACCACCATCGGTAAATTACAACTCATTGCTTCAAGACAAGCATATGAGTTACCTTCAGAGCATGAGATGTGGATATACATGTCTCCTCTTATAAACCTATCGGGCTCTTCTCCGATCCCAGCGTTGAGGAATTCAAAGTCGAATTGGGGTAGACGAGACTGAAGTTCGGGAATGATATGATGTCCTTTTCTCCATTCATTCGCAACGTGAATGATCTTCGGTCTTGTGTTTGTCGTTTTTCTCGGGATGTAAACATCGTGATCGATTCCATGAAGAAGGGTTGGCGAGTCAAATCGAGCGTGATATTGAACAAGTTCTCGCTTCGCACCACTTGAGCAAGCAACGGGTAAAGTGTTTGGCTTACCAGGATGATCGTGATTTCCCCACATAGCCACTTGAGATTCTTCATATGGAGCATTTACATATCCTTCCATCTCCGGAGTCCATCCCCACCTCGCCCATACCCCAACCCAAGTACCATGACACACGGAAAGGATTGGAATGGAGTCGGGGATCTCAAGTCCATGACCCCCATCTGTAATGAGCAATGAGTTTCGAGGAAGTGTTGAAAGAAGTCCTGGGAGTTCGTGATCAACCACAAGTCGACAGCCAATGGCTCGTTCGAGGTACCAGGCAAATTTTTCAACTCCTCCAGCGCATCCGTCTCTCCGCCTAGCAAGACTCACATGGACTATATGCTCAGGATTCATTTAACCTCCATCCACCAAATATCTGAATGTTGATTGTATTGATCTCCGGTGAGATCATAAAGGCCTTTAACAACCCCCGGATGAACTCCAATACCCAGTGGGCTGCATACGTAAGCTTCAAGATAGTATTCTTCAATGAATCTCTGGACTTCAGGGGCAGTCGAAGTTAACTTAAAGGGGCAATCATGCCCACATAGAATTCCCCCGATTTTCACTTTTGGCTTCCAAAGAGTAAAGTCCCTAACAAATGATTGATAAATATGATCGCCATCAACAAATACAAGATCCAGTGAACCATCAGTAAATAGCAAGGAGGCATCTTCCGATGATATTTTGTGAATTTTTAAACTTTCGTAGAGGCCAACTCTTTTTAAATTTTGCTCAAACTTTAGAAAGGGCTCTCCTTCGCCATATATAGTCCCGGGACTACCTTTCCAATGATCAACGCAATGGAGTGTGCCTCCTCGCCGAGCTGCACTATGTGCAAGGAATCGAGTACTATGCCCCAGCCAACATCCAATTTCTAAAAATTGAGGGTTAGTCGAATCGATCGAGTCAGCTAGTTGAAGTAAAGTACGAGCATCTTCTTCGGTTATTGCACGAGGTCCAAAAAGATCTGGGTTGGAAAAACGATTAAAAAGCTCGGGAAAGGTCATTGAGAGACTCTCTTTAAATACCCGCGGGGATTAAAAGTCATTAACAGCTTCTCCCGTGAAGCGTCAACTTCAAATTCGGGGTGTGTTAAAAGAAACTCATCGACAGCCTCCCACGGCCCCTTATTCCCAAAAGCTGCACGATCCCATTCGATTGGGTGACCGCATAAGTTGGTGTCTTCAACAATCATATAACTACCCAGAGAGACGAGAGGGTGGTAGGCTATTAACTCATCTCGGACATGAGTAAATAGATGTAATGAATCTAAGTTTATAAGCACAGTAGGATTGGGGTTTAAAGTGTCGCTGATTATTGCTTTAACTTGTTTGAGTGTTTCAGCACCAACTGAATCCCCTTTGATGTATGTTACAAGGGGATGAGAGGGTTGAGCCCTAGGGTTTAAATCAATTGAAATAACTTTACCTGTCTGGAAGAGGTGGCAAAGAGATGCCCAGTAAATTGCACTGCCTCCTTCAAACGTTCCAGTTTCAATGATGAAGTCAGGCCTAATATCATTGAAAATTTCTTGGTAGATCCAAAGATCTAGGGGGCATTTAAGAGTTTTGTGCCCCATAAAAGTTAATCCAGTCCACGTAGAGTGGTCTTGGTGGTCATAGTAAAGCGTATGAAAATCATCTACAATTTTTCTCACTTCATCCCCTCTAACTCAAGCTCTCCAATTTTGTCAATCCACTTCTGGTTTGCGTAATTGAGATTTCGGTCATGAAGCTCCCAGTTGACGGGATCCGATCTCTGACTACGGTGATGACAAAGATCTCCCAAAGTCTTAAGGCGGTAACCGAGATACTTGAACTGGAGAGAAAGATCCAACTCTTCATGCCAAAACTGTCCAAAAGCTTCATCATATAGAATTCCTACGTTCTTCATCATCATACAAAAGCCAGTGATGTAATCAACATAACCTTGATATGTATGACCGACATGTGAATGAATATCCATCCAAGTTTTGATTATCCCGCCTTGTTGTCCAACCAACCCAACAGTGATGTCATCGCGGAAGACGGCCATGCATCTTGTGTCCCAATTGGGAAGCACTTCCACGTCATCATCGATCTGCGCGATGTGGTTACCTGACGCAAAGCGGAAGCCGCTATTTCTCGCGATAACCCCAATGTTGTTAGGCATATGAATCGTATGGAACATAGGGCCTTTACGTCCATCCAGGTATTCTGTTGTGCCATCGGTAGAAGCATTATTCACCACAATGATTTCATGAGGCTCTGAAGTTCGTGAATCGATATGGTGCAAGCATGACTTCAGAGCCTCTAGCCGATTATACGTTAAGACGACAATGCTAATCATTTGACTCCCTTTTGAATCTTGTGCCTCTTTTGTACAGACTTTGACATTACAGGTTCAGTCACCTTTACCTTCTTCATAGGTAAACCATTTTTCTTGACGACTGTAATTGACTGGAAGCGGCCCACAATTTTCCACTCAGGGGATAGACAATATTTTTGGATCACTCTGAGGGGGCCATCAAATCGAAGGCCTTGCATTACAGGATCATAGGTATCATGAAAGGCTACTAAACCTCCGCTCATAACTTTAGGAGACCAAGTTAAGTAATCATCTTCAACAGCTTCAAACGTGTGGTTCGCGTCAATGAATAAGAGCTCGATGGGATCCGAGAAATTTAAAGCCGCTCTATCGGATGATTCTATGGATGTTAATACGATTGAATCAACTCCAGACTTCGCGACATTACGTTTTAAGATTTCAAATTGATCTAACGTGACTGCCATGAAGGGATCACCTTCAAAGTGATCAAAAGTAAAAACCATTGTTCGGCTTCCTTGTAATGATCCAAGACCGAGACTGACTCCAGATCTTCCAAGATAAGATCCGATCTCGACAATAACACCTTTACCAATACATGACTTTGCGAGTTGAGCAAGAAAGAACTCTTCCCCCGGAAAGAGACACCCATCGATTTTAGAAGTAATATTCTCAACATCTATTTTCCATGGGGAAGTGTCCAGCTCAAGAACTGGAATTGTTTCTGAGAAGCTGATTAAATCGCTCATTGAAGACCCCCTCAAATTTTTTGTGATTGACCAAAGCTAACTCCGTTGAGAATCTCTGCGGCTGTCAGTACCGCCGATACTTCTGGAGCTCCTTCAATTGGTGCACTAGACCTATCAACAAAGACGATCCATTGTACGACGTTACAATGACGTAAGTCTTTAAGAGCTCTTGTGGCAAACGTCAGACTTGAACCTCGATTAAGCACATCATCCACAAGAGCTATATTACAATTATGAATTAACGCATCACCTTCAATAGCCCGAGTTAATCCGTGAGTACGTTCTTCTTTGCGGACAATCAAGCCTTTCAACTCTCTGACGGTGTATGCTAGGAGAGAGGCGACGAGTAAGGAGCCACTAATTCCCACTCCTGCCACCACGTCAATATTGGAGTTGAGTCGTTTGAGGAGCTCCATAGAGACCGCTCGAGAAGTACTTGAGTGAAGCAACACCGGGCGGACGTCGATATAAAAATCTGAGGTGCCTCCCGAAGAAAGATCGAAAGTTCCATAGTGAGTATGTTGCTGCAATGTGCGTCGGAGCATTTCCTTCTGTTTACTCCTCATCGCTATAAAACTCCCTCCAAGATTTAACAACCATAGTAGAGTCTCGGATCTCTATCATTTCATCAACGCCTTGGAGGAGCTCTTCGAGTCCGGTAAAGTCTCCAGTCTCTAAAGAGTAAGTCGCCTCATATATGAGATCGGCAACTAGATCCTCAGGATCATCGAGTTGTTGAATTGCTTCGAGTATATCTTCACGATCAATCATTGGTTATGTCCTTATCGCTTTAATAACTACGGCAATGCCAGAACAAAAACTGGTGAAGCAAACGCCTACCGCGATTAAAATTTGTGCGGTACTATCAAAAAAACCTTTAGGCGGGTGAGAGATAGTAATTCCAATCCCCCCACCTCCAGGGGCCGAATCAAGTACTCCCTTCTCTGCTATAGTGGTACGTACATTGATAAATTGTGAATAAACACTTATAGCACCAAAGGTGAGAATGAGAACGGGGAGGCAGATGAGAATTGTGCCTATAATAAAACCCCTTCTTCGCTTATCCACTTTAATCCTGCCTTAATAAAGTTTTTAAAGGCTCGAGAGCGAAGTCGTAAACGTGGAGACCTTTGCTTGTAAATGCAATAGGCCCTGGTTTAATTCCTGGAAGGCAGTGGCTAACGTATTCATTGAGCAAGACCAGACCCCCAAGGTTAGTGCAAAATCCGGAGAAGAGGTCCCAGCTTCTGAAATAAACGTGCATGAAGAGCTCATCCTCCACAATTTTGAAGTCAATCCCTCGTAGACAAGGACTGGTACCTCTTTCTGCCTCAGTTGTATAAGGCCGGTCATATGCAAAGATTGAAGAAGCATTTCCGACTTGGATGTAACAATGATTCGTACCATAGCCAGCTTCCTTGAAATGTTTAATCACCCACTCTACTGGAGAGGGGTGACCTTCAATTACTTCTCCATTAATCCAAGAGCTGTATCGATATTCTTCATTTGGCTCGAGAACGGGATCCATAATATAAGATGCGAAGTACTTTTCGATTTCTTCATCAGAGGTTGGAGAAGGAACTTGTACGCCCTCGGGCATAAGAGGAGACAAAGGGCGAATGTGTGGAAGCTTGATGAATCCTGAGACGAAGTCGAACTCGAGTCTATAGGCTCCTTCATAAGAACCTTTAGTAATTTTATAGCGTCTTCCATTATTCCAGATCTGATAGAGGCATTGGAACCAAGCGTCTCCAAGGGTAGTTGCTGTAATGTAGATTGGAGTCCATCCAATCTTAGGGGGAGCAGTAGCTCCTTTAAACCCAGTTCCAAAACAAATTTGACATTCAGAGCTGGGAGCAGACTCTCTACACCACGGACATTGATCTTGGCCGTTATTCATCTTTGATCATGCCCCCTCTTTTAAGAGCGTTTATGTAGTTAGTAACTTGTACTTGAGATGCACGTGAGTTACTATGTAACGAAAGCCATTCCTTAAGTTTCTGGAATTTCTCTTCAAGGGTTGCACCCTTTAAAAGTCGTCTTAAAGCTTGCCAGCTGACTCCTTGGCAGTATTTAAGAATTTCTTGTTGTGTAATCTTACCCGCGTGGATAGAATTCCAATCAAGATTGCTCATGACTGTCTCCATTAAACGTACGTCCGCAGAGAGGGCACTTTATTGATAATAGCAGTTTCTTCTCATAAAGGCCATACTTATGTGGATTGATTTTAATCCAAATTAGTTCATCTTCAATCGATTCTGTAATTTCCGAAATTTTCAAACAAGGGAAAACGGGAAAGGGTGAAACGTTAAGGACTAGATTATAAGATGGCCACTCATAAGAAAAGCCATCTGGAAGTTCAACTGTCGTTTGATGTTTTGACACTTAAAATCCCCTTCTTTGTCATCATGGGAATCAGTCCAGCTTTTAAACGAGTTAAGTGGAGTATTAATTGATCAGTAGGCATATACTCAGGTGGCATGGTTCCTTCTTGATAGTAATCATTCGCTTCCCTAATTGCGATTAATTCGTCGATTATTGCTTCGCGCTCTGGCGACGTTTCAAGGGGATGCTTGGGCCACCACCACTTTCTTTGGGTACTTTTTCTTTTTCTACGCCTACCTTTTTTACCGTTACCTTTTTCCGGGGAGAGGTCGTCGAAGTGACCTTGGAGGACGTCCGCGTAGATTTTATCATCATCAAGCTGCGGAATCTCCGTGACTCTTTTTCGTACCCTTTTAGGTTTTTCGGATCCAATAGTAGGTTTGCGACCTTTAATGGATCTTGTTGCCATAGCACCTCCTCAAGAACAAAACAGGCAATCCCACCATTATGAAGTAATCGTCTTGGAGGATTGCCGGGAATTTGATCTTCAAGCATAAACGCAATCTCAAGGGATTGGTCATGTTTAACAATTAGAATAAACTTACGATTCAATGCGGCAGCTTGATCATACCCCTTCTTCCACCACTGACCGATCAATGAAGTAGAACCTAAAAGAAGCCAATCAAGAATTATAGATTTATTATAACCTCTTTTTAATTCAAAGACAACGCAATTTTCTAAAGGTACCGCAATCGGACGTAAGGCACAAATATCTCCGACATGCACATCCGATCCAGAAATTGTTGCCTTTCCGCCGCTAAGAGATGTTCTCCAAAACGCGTCTTGCATTTGACCATAAGTCCACCACGTAGACAAACGTTTCGCAAAGTCTCTTTCATAATTAGAGCCTTTTGTCTTTGCACGTTTACCTACATTAACCGCGGACATTGGTATTGTGATTCACGTAGCTCCAAGTTTTCCCTAATAAACTTCATTAGGTTATCAAACGATTCAAATGAATACTCAAAGTTTTGATCAGTCGCTACAACATATCCATTTTCTGTCGTTCTGATTTTCATGATTGACAATCTTTTAACTGCTTCACACATTTGAGGGCTCCCTAGGCATGACTGCTACCACTTTTTGACAGTTGTCCGCGGAACAAATAAACCAAAGTCCATTGCCTTGAAATCGGGTATATCCCATAAAAGATATAGTCGCGATTGGGAATGAGTACTTCAAGGTGCCGTCGACATCTCGATCGGGGATCATCTCAAGACCGCATTCGCATATAACTCTGAATTCCATTTAATCAAACCACGCGTAGTAGATTATCAAACCGTAACATGCAAATATAATGAAGTACAGATAAAGAACGATCTCGGCCCACCAAACCATTTTAATTTTCATAAAGGTAGAAGCTCTCTTCGTCTATAGATGTTGGGTGTTTAACCAACCTGGTCGCTCTATAGATTACTCGCGCCGGCAAGCTTCAGTAACCGGGAGGAGGCTGCGACCATGCTTTATTTAAAAAGGAAGTTGGAGTTTCCGTTGAATCTTCAACATTCCTTTTAAATACTCTACCGCGTAGAAGCTTGGATTTAGTAGTCGTCCAAGGGACATCCAAATAAAGACTATGAAGAAGATAGAGCAAAATAATGCAAGTCCAACTCCGATGTAAAGAGTCCATCTCTCATTAGCCCCTTCTTCAGACTTGAGAGAGGACCGGATAAAATAGATCCCGATAGCGATACCGATTAAAGCAGCCAAAGCTAGGCCAAGATAGATCCATCCATCAAGAAGTGCTTGCTTCTCAATTGCATCTAAGACTGATACGTCAAAGATTGTGTAAGGATTGATTGCCATCAGCACACCGACGCGCAATTATTAGCAGTCTCGTAGACGACAACTTGAGAGACGTTTAATCCTTGCATACGAAGTCCATTATAAATAGCGTTCGCCATATACTCAGCGGTGGGTTGTTCATGAAATACAACGACTTTCTGACCTTGTGCCTGTAATGTAGGAACGAGAGGATCTCTATCCTGAAGAATGACGGCGTGATCCCATTCGCCAATAATTTTATTGACCGCGATTTTTAAATCACCAAAGTCCATTACAAAACCTTGGCTATCAAGAGCATCGCTACAAACAGTTACTTGAACTTTGTAGCTATGCCCATGAAGATTTCCACATGGCCCATTGTAATCAAGCAAACGATGAGCCGCCTCAAAGGTCATCTCTTTAGTAATTCCATACATACCGCTTCTCCTATATTCTTGAAATAAAGTCTTGAAGTCCTACAAGACTCGAACGAATTTCTGACGTCATGGTTAAGACACTACCGATTTTTTCTTGAAGAGTTATTGGTTCTACTGCCTGCTTTGTGGGGCCGGCAACTTCAGCTGGTACTCCCATAACCTGGCAAACAGCTTGTAACATACTTTGAATCTCATAAAGATTCGATCGGGACATTTCTAGCGGCGTCGGAGGTAACACATCATTCGCCATACATTTCTCCTTACGAGTCTGTGAAGATGAAGAAGTAACCACACTCTTCACTTGTTAAAGATTTTGGACTACCTGGATGCAGGCTACACGCCTCGGGTCTCTCCTTTTTATTAAAGACTAAACAAATTGCCAATCCTGAAGTTTCATCAAACGAGAGATGCCTACATACTGCATCAGTATCACTTACGGTAGTTTGTACGTGACACGCGGCTTGCAGTAAATTTTTAATTTGACAGCAATTTCCGCATTGATGGCATTTCCCAAATCTCACCCAGCCCATGCTTCCTCCTCCTTCTTCGTTTTTAACATATAAGCATCCCATGCTTCTTCGAAGTTGGTTACATAAAATGGAATAACCTTGGCTTGATGGAGAAGATTAGATCCAATTGAAATATCAGCGGGTACAAAAAAGCCAGTCTTTCTATCAACAGGTCTTCTCATGATCTGCCAAATTGCATGAGAAGCAGTGAATAAATCTTCAATAGGAACCTCAGCTACAATAGCATCGTGAATCTGAAGGACGACTCGAGAGTTAGGTAGATGACTTTCGAACCATTCTTGAATTTTCATGAGAGACATATTTGTCCACATTGCGGTTGCTGATTGTGGACCAAAATTATAAGCCTCCCTGACAGCTCTTGCTTTATCCTGCTCAACGCCGAAGTTGACATCGTAGTGAAAGTGCCGTTCAAGACCAAAATAATTGGTAACGAAGCCCATATTGAGAACCCGCTCTTTCTGGGCATCCATAAACTTTTTAACATTGGGAAAAGTTTCGAAGAATCGATCTTCACGATTAGCGGCCTCTTGCTCCGAACAACCTAATTGTTTGGCTAGTGTTTGAATTCCAGATCCATAAACCTTACCAAACCCAAGAAATTTAACTTCCTGTCTCATTGTATCAGTAACTTCATTCACTGGAACCTGGTAGAAAAAGGAAGCATTAGATCTATGGATGTCTAGAAAGGGATTAAGCCACTTTTTCTCCCCAGCCAGAAAACCGAGCCAGCGCATTTCCGCTGCGCTAAAATCGCATTTAATAAGGACGCAGCCAGGCTTAGCTGCGAACAACTCAAGAATAACTGAATCCCTGGGGAGTGTTTGTAGAGCTGGCTCTCTCGCGGATAATCTTCCAGTCTTCTTGATATCAAAGTTTGTGTGCACCCTCGAATGTTCATCCAGATAATTCCTAATATTTTTGATGTAGCTTGAGTACATTTTCTCTAAGGATTTGGTCTCGCGTATAAGAGCCACAAAAGGGAATCGCCCTGAGAGTTTTTCGAGGAGTTCTTTTCGGAACGAAGGTTTTCCAGTCTTCTTCGTCTTACCAATAGTTGGTATCCCGAGTTTTTGAAATACCAGTGCAAGCTGATCGTTAGAACGATGATTGAATTCATATCCAGCTACCCCATGCAACATTGCTATTTTTGTTTGAATATCTCGATTCATCTTCTCATCAACGACATTCAAACGGGAGAGATCAACATAACATCCAATCATGCTAGTCGTAGCGAGTCTGTGGAGAAGAGGCATTAAGTATTTAAACAAAACGAAGTCTTTCGCCTTCTCTTTAAAGCGAGGAGCGATACTGGCCCAGACTCTGTTTGTATTGACGGCGTCACATGCCGAATATGGTAACCAGTCGGAGATATTTGTAGATTGATAGTCCATTGTATAGGGACCAATCCCGCTGAAGAAACTACCGAGAACGTCGAGACTCTTAGGGCATTCCTCATCGAGAGATCCGAAAGCATACATTGGATCGACAAAGACTCTTGGCTCGTAGCCACATTTTCCAAGTACAATGTAGTCATAAAGCATATTGAAGATGATCGTATCGTAATCATATTCTTTAAATACCTCTAGTACATCTTCACGAGGCGTAGGGTGGTCTCGTCCATCAAGAAGTTCAGGGGGACCAGGAAGTTCAGCGTTGAGTCCAAAGTGTTTAGTGGGAGTATGAATAACATAACCATGATCTAAATTATCCGAGAACGCGAAGCTAATCATAAAGAGTTCCGCGAGATTAGGGTGTCGACTCGTCGCTTCAGTATCAAGACACATCTTTTGTCCGCGGTGTGATTCAAGAACTTGACGTAATTCTTGAATGCTTTTAATTTCAGTATATGTCCACGGCTTGTACCTTTCTTCACCTTTTAGGACTTTCTTGGCAATCATTAAGTCGCTAACTAATAAAGCAACTAAGGCTAGACTTTGACGCAGTGCAAATGATGGATGAATCGAGGGGATGATCTTAGTTCCAGGTAATTCAGGGATCTCATAGACGTGAGATCTCATAAGCATAATCTGAACGTCTGGAACATTTAAAAGCGCTCTAGTGGGTTCAGCTCCTAGGGTAACCACGACCTTGGGTTTGAGCTTCTGTAAAGCCTCGATGAGAGGCTCACGCAATATATCAACTTCGTATTTTGCGAGGCCTCTATCCGATTGAAGTCTAACAGGACAAAGGTTTCCGATCCAACTAGCTTCCCTAGAAATTCCTGCCATAAATAAGCATCCGTCAAGCACCCTACCAGAAGGACCGACAAATGGTTCTCCAAGCTCAACTTCTTTCTCGGCAGGAGCAATGCCCACAAAGGCAAGCCCTGAGAATTCTTTTGTTGGACGTGAGGCGGGCACCACACAGTTTGGGGAAGTTGATACAAGTAATTTCCTAATAAGATCTTGTGCGTCAGACATAAAGCTCCTTAAAGGTGTGAGTGTCCATCTGGTGTCCAGTAACCTAGCATACCAACCACTAGGTTTTGCAGCCAAGCATCAGGATCGTAGTCATCGATTTTGCCGCTATTGGTCGTAGCTCTAATAGCATAAATTCCTGCTTGCCTGATTGCTTTAGCAAGATGATCTCTTAATGGGTTATCTGTACCCATGAGAAAGGGAGCGGGTGGAGGATCGTAGTTCTCTTGATACAGCCAGTGATCTTTAGGCAGATCAAAAGACATTGTTGCAAAGCCGTGATCATCAAAAAGCGCCACCTCTTCGATTTTACCTCCAACGGTTCTCGCAATTTCAGCAACCAGATCTAATGGATTTTTAGATTCCAAATTATTCCTCCTCAAAGTACTTAGTTAAAATTCCCAGTCCTTCATTGAACTTATCTGGATCGCAGATATCGGATTCAAAGTCGAGCATTTCAAAACCTCCTTTTCCAACTGAGTACTTCGCAACCCAGGAGGTATCAAGAGAATCAATTTCATGTACGACTCCTCCTTTAAGTTCTTCCGGATCAGGTAAGCCGAGGAAGTGGATTTTTGTTCTTGGCATGAATTTCTTAACCAACTTAAGGAGCTCGACTCTATGAGGATAAGCATGACGGGGTAACCCTATAATGTTAATAGGAAATCCAAATGAACGCATGATATGAAAACACTTCATTCTTTCTCGATTATCTTTTCCTTGCGGAACAATCATGAACTTATATTTCTGGAAAAAATTTCCGGGAAGTCCTTGATAGAAAATTTTTGTGAGTTTGATTGTTGAAGCAATATCACCTAGAGCATCGGGCACAACTATCACTTGAGGGTTAATCTCTCTTATGATAGAAATATATTTATCTATTTCCATGGAGGTTTTCAACTCAAAAGCGGAGTTGTCTAAATAAATTTGCTTACCCTCTGCTTGGGCTCTGAAGATGAAGTTTCGATATCTGCTGTCATCCCAAAGATGTGCTAGAGCGAAGATATAATCACTGTGCTCCAGTTGTAGATCGAAGTTTTGTTTAGGTGTTTCAAGTGCAATAAGTGGTGGCATAGTTACTCCCTGACGTTTTGTAATAGCCAGTCGAATGCTGGAATTTCGGGTAGCGCGAAAAACTCATCGCCCATATCTGCGGGATCTTTACCTTTGGGTAATAGTTTAATATAGACTGATTCATAGGCTCCAAGTCGATCAATTGATTGAGCTAATTCTTTTACAGTGACATCAGTATCGTACGCCAAGACAAGCTTTCGCTTAGGAATCCCATGAATGAGGGATGCTTGATCAATGGATGGGGATTTTCCGAAGGTGCAAACTCCACAATTTGGGGCTGCTCTGATGACATCAAGGATTCCTTCCATAATGTAAAGAGTATCGGTCCCGTTAATAACATTGTCGTAATTATACAACAACAAGGATTTTTTAACTTTAACTTTTCCAACATCATAGAATACGTACTTTGGTCCTAGTTTAACTAGGTGTCTTATTTGTACCGCTTTAATAACTCCATGCATTACTATTGGGAATACTACTATGAAGGGCTTCTCGGTACTCCACCCTATGTGAAACGTTGTTACATCCTCTTTAGTTACTCCTCGAGATAGTAAGTAGTCCCAAATAACAGATTCAAGCGTGCACGATGGAGGGTAGAGTAAGGGACTCCATTTTAACTCTCGTATCGGTGTTTCGACTACTTCGAGAGGAGGAAGTTTAACAGCTTTGAGAGCCTCAGGGAATCCCTTACCCTTATACCCACATTTAAAACAATTCCAAAGTCCTTTCGATGGATTATAATATAAATGATATTCTCGATCAGTGCACGTAGGACAACAGAAACGGATCTCTCCCGAGCCAGTTTCCTTATAGGGAAAACTATACTTGTAAAAGCTCATGAAGAGATCCGTTAGCTACTACTCAATAGTTTCTTTCTTGTTGGCCTTATTGAGTTGAGCTTGTAAAGCGTTTCGCAACTTGTCATTAAAAGAGATCGTGACTGTACTGTTAGAAGGATTAGTTAATCCAGTTGTATTAGTTCCACCCGAAGAAATTGTGTAAGGACTTATAGTGTAATCAACCGCGGTACTACTGCCATAAGTTATATTTGGATTTCCAATTATTGGATCCCACGGATAATAAGAAGGAGGATTATAAGGTTCATAACGATGAACCTCAGCACCCTTTTCAAATTCAAGTTGCAAGGCGCGTTCAATAATTTTATCAGAGATTCCAACGAGGAGGCAATCAAGAACATGTTCACAGTCGCCACTACATTCATGAAGGCATAATCGAATTTCTTGGGTGCATTTAGGACATTCAACATCCCAACAAGTCTCCAGACTTTGAACACACGTAAGAGATTTACGCGGTTTTGTTACGAACTTCTCCCCACAATGCATACAGGCAACTAAATACAGTGAAACGGGATATGAAGCTGGGACTGTATAAGAAGAACCTGTACTTGGGAAGGTGCTCGGAAACCAACCTACTGTCGTGTTACTGGGCATAAGAGCCATACATTTCTCCTGCTTTTCATTCTATCATAAATTTGAAACATAGAAACGCAAAAGAAAGGGTACTCAAAATTGAGCCACCTAAAATTTAGGTCAATGTCCTTTCGTCTTACGACGACGTCTTAAGTTGCGGCGTTTCTTACTCCCCATTTTTCTTCGCCCTTTTTTTATTTTACGTTTAGACATATCCCCTTCTCTCAATCTCTTGTAATGTTTCTATTAAAAATGGATGCTCCATTTTTTGGACTTTCGCACGGAGTGTTTTAGGGGTATCATCAGGCTCTACGGGGATCCTTAATTGATTTATAATTCGACCCTCATCGTACTCTTCATTAACTACATGGATTGTAATCCCTGTCTCCACTTCACCCGATGAGATGACCGCCCTGTGTACTAGCATATCATACATTCCTTCTCCTCCGAACTTGGGAAGCAATGAGGGATGTATATTTAAAATCTGATCTGGGAAAGTGAGTAGCATCGATGGGCCTATCTTCTTCATATACCCTAGAAGGAGGACTAGATCGATTTTAAAGCCATCTAAAAGTTGGGTGATAACTTCGTCAAGTATCTCTTCAGATCCAAAATAATGATCTGCGCAGAGATGCCAGGCAGTTAAACCGGCATTGGAGCCTCGTGTAAGCGCGGTAGACTTCGCGTTATTGCTAATCACTACTAGGGGCTGCATATTGAGATGGCCACTATTAAAAGCATCAATGACTGTTTGTAGCAAAGTACCTTCACCGGAAGAGAAAATGGCGAGATTAAACATCAAAAGCCACCACGTTCAGTCCACTGCGCCCGAGAGAAATCAACTTCATAAAGAAAGCTGACTTTCTTCTGTGTCCGGCGAGAATCAGCCACGTAGAGTCGACGTTGATCAGGTCTTCCAATAACCTCATTGATGCTGAGCACAAAATCAGCGGACCAAGTTTGCCCGTACGCCTCAGCTGCATTTTCAGCTTCAATGAATACCCTCTTCTTTCCTAATGCATTAGACTGCGTAAGTACGACCCCCGCGAGTTGATTACGACCGCACAAACCCCGAAGCTCAACTGCAGCTGAAATAAGTCCAAATCTCGCGTCGCCCTTAGATCCAACAACTGTGCCACGCATAAGATCGATGTAGTCAACCACAAAGCAATCAACTTTTCTCCCTAGACGTTGTTCAATTTCAAGGATTTCGTTCTCCATGATTTGAACTGTAGGATAACCTGATGGATATTCAACGACTTGTACATCTCCAAGAAGCTCTTCCTTCTTTGCAAGGATCAGTTGCTGTATCATATCTTTGTTTTCTTGGTAAACGTCGAAGTCAAAATTTGCGACTGAGCAGTCAATCCGTTTTAGCAGATCTCCTCGAGACATCTCCATTGTAAATACGACTGTAGTTCGTCCACTGAATAGTGAGGCTCGGGCCACCCACACGGCAAAAAAACTCTTGCCAGTAGATTTAAGACCAATAGTCAACATCAATTCTCCAGGAAAAATCCCTCCCCGTAATAAAGTATCGAGAGGGGTAAACCCTGTAGGTGTTGGAGATCCTTTAAGTGTAACATCTCTAAGCTCCCAATCCTCCCAAAAGCTACCAACACCTCTTTGACCCATGAAAGAGTCGACTCGTGCACGATGAAATAACCCGAACACGTCGTCATACTTTTCATCTTGGAGAAGTACGACGGCATCTTTGATGGCACGATAAAGGGCCTTACCTTGTAATTTCTTTTCAAGCTGGTACTCAAAAAATTCCGGATTAAGAAGTGGCGGTATACCATTAACGAGACTTGAAAACTGTTCAATTCGATCATTAGGATACTTTCCTTCTAATTTGATAAACTCGATAATGGTAGTTGGATTTGGGATCTCCCTGAACTTCTCATAGAAAGATTTGCCCTCTTCAAAAATTTGTTTAAGTTCTGGGGTTCCCAACCACTCAGGTTTAAATTTCGATAAAATATGTGCACCAAATCTGGGGTGCATCATTGCGCTGATAATCTGCGCGTCAGTCATCATTCCTTGAGCATCAGACATAACTCTCCCGTATAAAGATTTGTGGATAACTAAGGCATGCAATGTCTTTCTTATGACATGCATTACAAAATTTTGCGGAGTCAGTTAGGATATGAATAGATCCACAGTTTCGACAGCCTCTAGTACTACACATCCAACCATCAGATTCCCACCGCGTACCATAACTTATTGAGCCTCCGCACAATTTACAGGTTAATTTGTTTACCTGAAATACGCGGAACGGTGGATGTTCGGGTAGCTGATTATTTACTCTTGAAACGTCAGTCCACTTTATATCCCATTCTTCATCGAATCCCATTTTTAGACTCCTCACGGTTTAAAATTACTTCTGCTTCCGGGGAATGATCCGTTTCGACTGCAACTTTCGTGTGCTTTAATTCAAGCCACTCTAAAGCAATCTCTTCTTGTAACCATTTATAATTTATCTCCCAAGGCTTGGGAAATCTCCCTAAAATTTGAATAGCCAATTTTAAATACCATCTGAAGGGAAGGCCAAGCTCAAAGCAAATTTTTTTTGCACTCTGCAAAACTTCTATATTAGGTTTAACTGGGCAAGAGTGTTTATCGTGAAAATCTTTCCAGGCGTGCTGAAATTCAAAGATCATCGCCGTGTCTGAGATTTCCCCCGAGTCCCAGCCTTGGAACTCTTGCGTTTCTTGGATACCAATAAGTTTTGGGGGTTTAGGAATTCTTGAGACAGCTTTGAATCCACCTTCAGGATCTCCAGGTATCTCTGTCGACATGATTCACCATCCTCGAGTACGTCGTACTCTCTACCTAAAAATTCTAACACCTCCATTCTGTAATAGCACCATGGAACATAAAAGGCGGAGGGGTTAGTTACAAGTTCTTCGATTCCATGTTCGTAATATGGATACCCGCTACATGTGTCTGGCCGCTCTGCGTAAAGATCGCAAAGGCCAGAGTTAAGATGTGAGCAGACGAAGTATGAATTACTATCCGGATTTTGGAGTTTGGGGAGGAACGGATTAATCTCTCCAGCTTCTTCGAGCGCAATTTCGCTCCAGAACTCGTACAAATTTCGCGTAGAGGCTGCAATAACTTCTTTACTAACGAGGATTGCACGGCAGCACCACCCCCCACAAGCTTCACAACTTTTCACAACAGCTTGTTTCATTTATTATCTTCCTTCATTTCTTGAAGATTACGAATCCAGTTGCGCTGTCTTTTGCTGTACATACCCTCTTCACGAAGTACATATTCAGAGTCATGCCCTTCCTTCCAAGCAAGAGCTAGAACACTTCCATTTAAAAGGCACCCTACTCTCTCTTCACACTTCGAGCACTCCACGTTAGGGTAAACTATTTGAGGAGGAATTATATAATACGAATTTTGACATTTATCACATCTGGCTTCAACGCAAATAAAGATCCGATAAAAATTGCGGGCTCTATGCATATTGAAAGTCCCACAGTGAGGACAGTCAGAGTTTATACATACATGATGCAAATTTTGTCGTTCAAAAGATGATCCATTAATATCGGGTAGATGTACAGATGTCATGTGCCGTCCGTATAATACCAAGTTGAATAAGTGGACACAGTGGAGTAGATTAAGGAAGTACATATAGAAGTAGCTGAACTACAATCCATACCCCCATGCACGGTCATATCAGTCATTCCCTCAGTTATACATTTACCTCGAGTGGAGCATCGTCTACATTTATTATCTTGTCTGAAGACTGCGCGATACCAAGTTCTACAAGGATGACAAAAGGTTCTTTTACACCAAGAGGGATTACGAAACGTTTCAGTGGTCTCCTTACCACAAAAGGGACATCTTGAAATTAAATATTTTCTAATATAGGTAGCGTACATTTTACTCACTAGGGACAGACAAGCAGTCCACTCTCTGGTCGCAAGTCCCGCATCCAACCCCCATCTCCAGTAATTCTTTCATTGGGAATATGAGAAAGTCTTCGCCACACTTCGGGCAATCTACCCAACACCTCTTTAACTTAAAATCCTCTAAATCCTCCCAAACCCAATCAGCGCAGAAAGGACAGACCGCTTTTATATAAACTTCTCTGTTCTTATGGAGCGGGACTTCTTTAAAGATATCCATATCATCTTCATTGGCTATTATAACTCCGATCTTCCTTAATGCCTTTTTAATTTGTTGAAGCTTCACAGGAATTTCGGCCGGAGAAGAAGCTTTAAAGTTAAACCAATTATTAGCTTGGTGGCTCGTTTCCACGCTGTATAACTTTTTACCAGTTGCCATCTTTGAACCTTTTTAACTGCTCGTCGAGTTCGACCAAAATTTCGCGCACTTCGTAGTCACGAAGATCACGTAGTGACATTGCAAATAAATCAGCGAGGGGTCGATCTTCATAAAGACATTCAAGGAGCTTGGAACAATCTTCGCATCTTTGACTGGAATCTACAGAGAAGGTCAGCTTACCGCATCTACGGCATTGAGACTTACAACAATAGGAGTCGAAGGATGCTTTTAAAGTATAAAGGTCGTAAGTGGCCGACCCACACTTAGGACAAATATAAAATTCAATAATACGTTTTCCACGATTATGGCCAACACTGAAAATTTCGTCAGACAATTTTAGTCTTGGGTCTTATAAGACTCGTCAGTTTTAGTCAAAGTGGCATAGATCATTGGAATTTTCGTTTTAGGGGTAACACTTCGTTTACCCCAAACTCTCCATTTTGTATAGCACTCAACTCCTTCACAACACACACAGAGATAATGCTCGCAAGCTTTAGTCTTATTTCTACCATAGGACCAAACAGATTCACAATGGGGGCATATCCAAGTGCAAAAATCATTTTCAGTAGGTAGAGAATCTGGGTCCATGATTCCGGTTTTCCTTCAAATGTAAAGTGTCAAAACTTAAAGCATCTTTAAAATGCTTAGAAGTAGTTGAGGGTCTTTCTTAAAATTCAATCGGACGCTTTAATAATTCTGCAGTAGTTCCAATGTTCCCAAGGGTCTTTCTAGACAATCGAGTTGATGCCTACAAAGAACGCAGGCATCAACGACGCCGTTATTTATAAAGAAGGATTCTTTGCAGTAGCAACATTCTTCTGTCCAGCATAAAGGAAAATTTAACATGACGTCTAATCTGACAATATTCCATTGCGAGTATCCAGTTTTTCCACAAAAGGGGCATATAAGTTTAAGTTGGTATAAGTGTGGTCTCCATTCTTTAGTGCCCGGTGTAGTGATAGAGACGGGGGGAATAGATGGAGAATTGAACTCTCTTTTATAAATGAAAGTATTTTGTATGTTTGGTCTGGTAAGCATAGCATGTCCAACTAGTATTAGTCGAGTATCACTGATCATTGATTAATATATCATCGATGTGGCAATCTCTCATTCCTTCCTCTCCATCAATACATTCAGGGTCGTACTTCCAAATCTCGAGATGCTCGTTGTTGACACGAAACCGTTCAACAATAAAAGGAGGGTCGACCAGACAGTCAATCCTCCTCTCACACATCACACAAACTTTCTCTTCGATCTTGGGGGGTATTAGTTTATACCTACCCCTGCATGCTTTACAAATAAATGAAAGGCACGGCATTAATCCTTTCATCCAAAAACTTACATCGTAACCAACTTTGCATTCCGGACATGTAACCCTAACTGATATGAACTTCCAATTCATTTACAAGAAGCCCCGAACAAACCAAATATCACCCGGAGTATAGGTCATTGAAAAGTATAACCCGGATTTAAACTCATTATAGAAAACTACTTCACCAAAAAGGTATACACCCCACGGCTTCCAGATAAAGAACACTAACTTCTCACGGGATAGAACTCCGACCTGATTTTAACAATTCTTCTAGGTCCGACAGTGACTTTGATAAGCCAGAAACCAACTGCGGCCGCAAGGCGTCTTCCGCGCATAAAAGGCGTCTGCCTTTGCGTGCATCCAGCTTGGAAGGCGGTAACTCCTCGATAAAACAACTGCTCTGCTTTGTGGTAGTGACCCATAATGAGGATATCAGGCTTTGTCCCGGAAGCGAGCTCAGAAATATACCGCTGTGGCTTATACGAAATTGCATACGCTGAACCGTCTTCACCGTGGAATAATCTTATTGTGGCTTTACAATCGCCTTCGCCAATAACGACGTCCGCCTCCATGTAGCCGATGTTGATGAGATCTTCACGCCGCGCCGCAATTTTAATACCAGTGTTAAGCCCAGCTCGCTTCCAAAAAGATCTATCATGGTTACCATCAATGAAGTAAGTGGTAATTCCATCCCGCTTAGGGTATCTCTCGATACAGAGATCAACTTGAGCATCGGCACCCGTAACAGCGACTTCGTACTCATGCCCTCTGTACATCTTCTCGCCGTCAAGCAGATCACCTGCGTGGAAGACGGTCTTAACGCCAGCAGATTCAAAAACGTCATAAGCGAAATCCAATAGAGCGTGATCAGCGAAAATGCTTCCGAAGTGAGTGTCAGAGACAATTCCGAATGTTTGTACTATTCCATCAAGATGGAGTTTTGGAGTTTGAATATGTCGAGTAAGCTCCTCAACTTGTTTCCTCAGTATACAAACTTCTGGGTGCTCTTCCGGCTGAGGCTCAGGAGCCTCCTCATAGTTGGGGAGTGCCACTTTACCTCCACCAAGATGTACGCCAGCTGCTTCAAGGGAAGCTCTCCAGGATCCAAAGCGTTTACGTAAAGTAGTACGGGTCGGCTTGTCCACTTTGAGGGAATCATATTCACCAGAGTCCGTTACCTTATGTTGTTTAACAATTTCAGCAAAGCGTTCGAGTAAAACTTGATCGTCGTATTTTGGGGGCACGAGTAATAACCTCTCATCTGCAGGATGTCCCCAAAAACCTCCCCACTATTTTTTCCAATTCATCCGTTAATTGCGTCTTTGATGGTTGACTTTGATTTCTTCTCTGATGTTCGACACGTATTGTAATAATATAGTCACGGGTCAGAAGCATTCGCTCTTCACAATCTTCATCGAAGAAGTCAGGATCTGGGCCTAGGTGGATGTGAATTACTTCTCCCAACGTGTTTCTCCTTTTTATGTTTCAACAGTCTCCAACCCTCCTCGGATTTTCTCCATAAAGTCTTCAAGTGCTCTTCTTGTGCGGTCAACATCCTGATCTTCGACGCCAATAAGAGGATGACCACAAACAGAACAATTATTAGTCCAGTGTGAAGTAGAGTATAAATTGGTGTGATTGCAGTTTCCACATATATTAATTTGTGTCAGTTCCATCATCTTTGTCGAACTCCAGCTCCTCTCCTATTTCAGTCCTTCGTTTATCAATATCCGCGGTAACTTTAATCCACCCCCGCGGACTAAAATGATCTCCACTATCCCGGATATCATCTAACTCTTCCACGATCTTATCTTTAATCTTGTCCATAGTCATCAAACCTCCAAAGTCCGTACCATAAATTTTTGTTTCTTATAATATTTTAGACGCGCTCTCGAATGCTTTTCTAACATTGCATGAGAGACATCCATGAAGTCAAAGATCCTACATTTCTCTTTACCTTCAAATGGTCTCATTCCTCGTCCAGTCCTCTGTACCAAAAGTCGTTCACTTTTATAACCCGCAGCGATAATAACATTTTGGATTCTTTCGATGTTAACTCCCTCGTCATAAATGGCCGAAGCGACCAGTATTGGTAATTCTCCACTCTCAAAATCTTCTTTCGCTGAAGCTCGATTAGCAGATGATCCATGAACGAACTCGTGTGGAGTATCATGGAGCATTTGACTAATCCTCTTCCCATGATCGAGTCTCCAAACCAAGATAAGAACGTTTTCTCCCTTGTCGTGTAGATGCTTCGCAATCTTAACGATTTTGGAGTTTCTTTCATCATTCTTCACTATTCCAATTTCATATACATCGTGGAAGTCATGTAGTATTGGTAACTTTAAGCTCGTCGAGATCGAAGCGATGAAGACTTCAAGCGGAACCACGACCCCCTCAGCGACGGCTTGATGATAATCATAAGAATATATGATGGGCCCAGTTCCCGCAAATACTCCAATCGTATCGCCGCCCTCTCTCCAAGGGGTGGCCGTGAGACCGAAACGGTAATAAGCTTCGCCGCAAGACTGGATGATAGGGAAGTACTGAGATTTGATAGAACAATGATGGGCTTCATCAATGAGTATTGCATCTACTTGCTTTAGATAACTTCCGAGGCTCTTAACCCTAGAGCTAAGCGTTCCCACCATGGCACATGTAACTCTTGCTGGGTGTACTTTACCCGCACTGATAATCCCGATGTCAGAAGATGGACAATGGTCGCTGCATCGTCCGACGATATTGTCGAAAATTTCTCTGCGATGGGAAAGAATAAGAACGTTCCCGGGGAACATTGTAGCAAAGCCTGCTTCAACGAAGGTCTTACCCATCGCTGTGATCCCTTCAATGGTCCCACGACAATTATCCCGCATTGCATCGAGAGCAACTTTTTGATGACCTTCCCCATAATCAGCTATCTCAGGCGGAATAGGTTGCCAGTCAATGTCAGGATGTACGCGTTCATCGATAATTTCCAACTCCAAATTCCTCCCCTGTAATGCGACCACGAGTGGTAGGAGTCCAGTTGGGAACGAGTTGTTACGTTTATTATACAAACATTTAACCACAGGTTCATATCGCCCAGTCCATCTATATGATTGGAATGATTGTTGTTTGTCAACATAAGATAAGACTTTTAAAATTTCTGGGGGAACTGGGCGCCCCTCTAAGTCGACTTTGCACCACGAGTTTGTAACGTGTATTTTCATATCTATACATCTACTCTATAAAAGGGTATTTCGAGGTGTAACTTTCATAACTACAAGTGTCAAGCAAGGTAGTTCCATCAGCGTTTACTTTTTTGCCATCCACAAATAGACAATACTCGATCTTCCGTTGATGAAAGTAAACCACATAAACCTTGTGTTTCCCATTACTCCAAAAATAGTGGAAGGCGAGTTGCCCGGAGTTGTAGAATAGATCAGCTTCGCACGCTTTGTTCTCTACAATGCAGTCTATTGGATCTTTCCTACATTTGGTACAACTCTTTACACTGCAAGATCTTGGGAGCATTCACACCGCAAAAGGATAGTCTTCAGCATAGCAATTGTAGAGAACAAAGTAGGAATAACGGGACCCATCCCCAGAGTATTTAGTGTAGAGAATTTTCTCCTGTAGGCAGTAAATATACCAAGTATTCCCATCCAGGTGGTGAATTGAAATTGGGTGTCCCTTATAATAAAGCCAGTAATTGCAATTCTCAAATGGCTGGGATAAGCATTCAATCTTGTCTCGTTTACACTTAGTGCAATTTTTTATTCCACGAATCACTTACACCTTTTTCAATATTAATGACATCCCCGGGTATTCTGCGAGGATAACTACATTTGGAGGTAGCATCAATTTCATTTCTTCCATACTTATTTTATTCCAATGTACGTCGAGTAACTTCTCCCCATGTTGACCCACTGATATCCAGTTATCGATTCCGCCTAAAGCGTAGTACGCTTGCATGTCGCCACGCCTCACTGCGTCTCTGGCGTCCTCAATTCGTTGTCTATCCCAAACATCTAAATGTGGCCAACATAAATGTAGAATTCCACCAACCTGTAAAATTCTAATCCACTCTTTTAACGCCACTCTTGGAAACTCCGCGTGTTCAATAACTTGATCCGCGTTTATAAATGCAAAAGTTTCATCGGAGAAGTCAGACATGTCGTGGAAATCCCCAAAATGATTAACAGTTGTTTTCTGTCCCAGAATTTGAACTGCGATATCAAATCTAACATACTCAAAGTTAAATAAAATATCCCAACCACAACCAATATCTATTACAGGATGTCTGCCGCAGTATAATTGCCAAATTTCTTGCTCTTTCATAGCGCGTATGCCTTATTTAACAAAGCGGACTTTTGGTTTATATGTATTAGGTTGCTTTTGTTTTTGGACAAAACCAAGCCCAGTAAGATCCACAAATCTTAAATCCTGCCCTAAATATCGTTCAACTTCACTACGTGGAATGACTTGATGTCTAGTTCCCATACTGATCGACTTTATTTCTCCCTCCCGAATGAGGTGACGTAATCTACGTGTTGAGATTCTAAAGATCCAGGCCACCTCTTTAATTGTATAAACAATCGGGAGAGTTGTCATATCTTACAATTTGATACTCTTTCGTTTTCTCAGAAGGAACGCCGCACTGATGCAAGCGGAAAAAAGAAGGGCATCCACGGCGAGCAATTTGAATTGGCTGTGCTTGAAATCAACACCAACACAGACTCCCATTAATAAGGCAAGGAAAATAAAGAAAATCATAAATGGACCTTTAGTTGAGCTAACCCCGCACAGATTAAACTCCGTACTCGCTGCTTAGACAAACTAAACACTCTTGCGATTTCAGAGATTCCAAGAGCATCTTCTTTGAGCCCTGCAAACAGTGTGACCATATTACGAGTTCGGACATCAAGTTTTGCGAGTGCTTGCTGGATTGAGACCTTGTCGATAACTTCTTTTTCAAATGAATGAGTATGACTGGAAGCCGGAGCTTCTTCTGTGGTAGTTTTAAGCAGAGGAATAATCGCGGCGAACTCAGCTGAACTTTCATCACCCTCACCTCTCCTTATTTTATTAACCGCTTTATTAAGATTCAATGGAATGCGACAGGGGAATCTAGTCTCCCTGATAACTTTAATCATTTCGTGTTGAACCCACGAAGTAGCAAATGAAATGAATTTTGATTCCCGCTCAGTATCGAACTTCTTGGCAGCTTTAATAAGACCTAACATCCCTGCGTTGACTAAATCTCCGAATGGCACTCCACTTGACGCGTACTTATTTGCCATTGAATAGACAAATCCTTTATTGTCAAGTATAAGCGCGTGTTCGATAACCGTGCGTTCGTCATCCACGCGTTCTTTTTCCAAATCATATTACCCCCTAAGTTTTTACACCCGGACATTTCTTCCCCCCAGATTATAGGTTAACCTAAACAATTTGACATAGTTTAATTATAAAAGATTAACTATTTAATATCCACTCCCAATTTAATGGAACTCTAAAAAAATCAGTGCCATTTAAAAAGAAAAATTTTTTAGGTTCGACTATGTATAGCTATGATACACTCTACGTAAGTCTACCAACTTACCATCCACAAATGTTGCGGAGAATTGAAACCACTCCGTACCTATAGAAGTATAAAATCGTATTGTATCGGTTAAGTCAAGGTACTCATCTCCAATAGGCACTGAACGGCAAGCTCCGATAAACTTGGCGAGGGGACTTGAATCCCATTTTGAAGTACCAAAGAGCGGCCGTTCTTCAACTGGAACTGTTTCATACTTTACTTTATGGTGAATAATCCTACCATCAACAGTAAGGGTGTAGTGCTCCATTGACGGATCAAACGACTTGGTTTGAAACGGCTCTTTAAACACGTAGTTAAAATCTACGTCTGGGAGGGGGTAATGACAAGTGAGGTAGTCAAATAAGCCCATATTAGATTATAATGGGATATCGTCCGCCGCAGCTTTAGCGTTCTTTGCGAGTCGAGGAAGCCCCTGGGCAGAGAGGACTACTTGTTGATCAATCCAACCCTCGAGAAATACTTTAAGGGTAGTGAGCTCCTCAGAGAGTTGATCAGTACTATCCACTTCTTTAACTATTTTTAGAGAAGCGGAGACTCCGACAGAGTTATAGTTGAGAGAAAGTTTCTTATCTAAGTTCACCATGATCTCAGCTTTCATTGCCATTTTACTTTTCCTTTTCTTGTAGTGGAGGCCCACCAAAGTGGATTTCAATTTCGGGGCGAACTTGTTGTTGCGCTTTAGTCGGCATGTAATAGAAAACAGAATACAGGTAATAGACGGAGCCGATAAGCGCGAGGATGATAATAAAGGCGAGACTAAGTCTGCGTACAAAAATATCGGTCATTGCTTATCTCCGATAAGGATGATCACTCGGAGGATTCTCAGACGCCTCAGGTCCTCCTTTGGGTTCATCATAGAAATTACAGGG